TCTTGACTCAAAACAACCATAAGGAGATAAAAAATGGCAATATCGTCTGCAATATGCAACACTTTTAAGAGAGATCTTTTAAAAGGTAAGCATGATTTTGACTCGTCTGGTGGAGATACCTTCAAGATTGCATTATATACTTCATCTGCAAGCTTAGGAGCAACTACAACAGACTATGCAACTACTAACGAAATAACAAACACATCTGGTTCTGCTTACACAGCAGGAGGCAAAGCTTTAACTAATAACGGTGTAACAGGGAGTTCTTCAGCAACAACAGCTTTTGTTGATTTTGCGGATGCTCAATTTACATCAGCTAGTTTTACAGCAAACGGAGCATTAATTTATAACACCACAACTGATGGTGGCTCTGGTACAACAGATGCAGTTTGTGTATTAGCATTCGGCGGTGATTTCACAGCATCAAACGGTACGTTTACTGTGCAATTCCCAGCAGCAAATACAAGTGACGCTATTATAAGAATTTCGTAGGGGGACTAAATGGCTTAGTCCTCAACGATCGTGTTAAAGAAACCACGACTACAACTGGCACAGGAGCAATAACGCTCGCTGGTGCTGTTTCTAGTTTTGAAACTTTTGCTGCGGGTGTTGGTAATAGTAATACAACGTATTACGCTATCGTACATCAAACAGCCATGAGTTGAAGTTGGTCTTGGTACACTTAACGTGATAGCTCAACAATAACAAGAACGACAGTTATATCTAGCTCTAACAGTGATTCTGCTGTAAACTTTTCTTCAGGCACAAAAGATGTATTTTGTACGTTCCTGCAAGTAAAACAATGGATAATGGTACTTACTACACAAGGTGATGTGCCGTATGCCTCTGCAGCAAATACACCTGCACGTTTAGCACTAGGATCGGCTGGTCAAGTATTACAAGTTAACGCTGGTGCAACAGCTCCTGAATGGGCTACATGGCTTCATCAAGTGGTGTTAGTGCTGGCTTCGTAATTGCAATGTCGGTGGCACTCTGATACAAGGATATATATGGCACAAGATTTTGAAAACGCAAAAGCAAGAAATATAGGAACCTCAGCTTCTACTATTCTTACAGCTAACTCTGATGATGCAGTTATTGGTATTCGTGTTGCTAATGTAGTAACACAAACAATACAAGTAGATGTGTATATCAGCAGTGGTGGTAATGATTATTACCTGGCTAAAAACGTCAGCATCCCTCAAGGATCTAGTATGGAATTTATTGACGGCGGTGCAAAAGTGAATTTATTAACGGGAGATGCTGTAAAAGTTGAAAGCGATACAGGCTAGTTCAGCAGATTGTTGGTTATCGTATATTGACAGCATAAGCACGTAAGGAGAGTAAATGGGTTATATTGGACCAAAAAATAGTGATCAGTTTAAATCCATGTCTACACAGACAATTACGGGTGATGGGTCGGCAACAACATTTACCTTAAATACACCTGTAGCAAATTCGTCAGAAATAAGATTTGTTGTTAATAACGTCGTACAAAAACCAGATGTTGATTACACAGCAAGTGGCACACAATTATCTACAGGCTCAAATGTATTGGCAGGTTCAGATGCAGCGTATGTTGTAAACGTAGGAGCTGCCGTTGGATCACAAACTCCAGATACAGGTAGTGTTGATCATACTGCGATTAACCCAAGCTTTAATGGTATGTATTTAAATTTAGCAACAATTACTTCAACAGTAACAATAACAGCAACACAAAATGCTTTTGTAGCAGGACCTGTTAACTATACAGGCACTGTGACAGTAGCAGGAACATTAACGGTAATATAATGGGAACTTTATTCGTAGACAAATTAGATCCACAAAGTGGAACGTCATTAGAGATTGGTAGTTCAGGCGACACGATCACGATTCCGTCAGGGGCAACGATTACAAATAGCGGGACTGCTACGGGGTTTGGTATTAGTTCGGCTAATACTCCTTCTTTTGCAGTAAAACAATCTGGTGATCAAAGTATACCAAATGCAACAAATACACTTATTACATTTAATACTGAAGATTTTGATACAGATAGTGCTTATGATACTTCAAATTATCGTTTTGTAGTTCCCAGTGGTAAAGCAGGAAAATATTTTTTTAGTGCTAGATTGTATATGGAGTATGGAAACAATGCAAACGAGTTGGGAAGATTACAAATAGCAAAAAATGGAACTGCTGAAGCAATATTTGGTGGATTAGCAAATGGAACAGAAAATCAAGGTAAATCTTTATCAATAAATACAATTTTAGATTTAGCAGTAAGTGATTATGTAGATGTTAGAATGTATCATAGTCAAGGCGGCTCTCAATCTACTGCTGCTGATCCAGATTTTACATATTTTTATGGATATAAATTAACATGATAACAATTTTAAAAGGAGGTCTATATGGCAAGTCTATCAACTAAGGTTAGTCTTTATTGTACCGCAAACAGCAAAACGGCTGATTTCGGTCCAGGAGGCAATGTATCTTTACAGGATGACTCTGACGGTAAAGGCCCGTACATAAAAACGTGGAGCGTGGACGGTTTAACAAAACCAACGGATGCTCAATTAGCGAATTATGAAACGGCAGGCAATACCGAAGAGACAAACAATACTGTAAAAAGTACAAGAAAAGCGGCTTATGGTGATATTGGCGATCAGCTGGACGAGATATACAAGAATATTGATTCTTGGAAAGCTCGCATCAAGTCGATCAAAGATGCAAACCCTAAATCGTAAAGGAGTAAAAATTGAGTAAAGTACAAGTAGATACTATTGATACCAGATCTGGAACGTCTACCATGCAAATTGGTAGCACGAACACGTCTACTATTAACATAGGCGTTTCAGGTGACACGATCAACATCCCGTCAGGGGTGACGATCGCTAACGCTGGTACGGCTACTGGCTTTGCTTCTGCTGTTACACCAGACAATTTACAGTATCTTTCATTAAGTGGTAATCAAACAATATCGGCAAATACAATGACAACTATTACAGGTTGGAGTAATGGTCAAATAGCTGATCGATTATTAATTAATTATGGTACACAATATGCCACCAATTCATCTGGGATTATTAGTTTTTCTACAGAAGGATATTATCATGTAGTATTAAGAACTTCTGGGAGTACAACTGGAGCAAGTAATGTAAATGCGTATATTAATTCTACAACAAACAATTCGTCATATGCAGACGCAATAGATGTTAATGTTGGAACTTTTGGTAGTGGTGGTTTTAATTACTACATGGACGGAATATTTAAAATTACAGACACTTCAAATCATAAATTACAAATGCAAATTTATATGCCGTCAAACGGTGGAGAAGTTGCAGGAAACTCAACAAGATTATTTTGTATGGCAACTGGGGATACTTCATGGGATACAGATTAATATCATGAGCACACTAAAAGTAGACACAATACTCAAGCGTACGGGCACTGGCACGATAACCGTGGGCCAGTCAGGGGATACCATTAGCATTCCTTCAGGGGCAACCTTATCTGCTTCTGGTTTAGGAAAAATTGGTCAAGTTCTTCAAACTACAAAAACAGATACAACTTCTATTTCATCAGCAACATTTGCACAAATATCAGGACTTACTATATCTATAACACCAAGTGCAACTTCAAGTAAAATTTTATGTTTTGCACAATTAAGTTTAGGTAATGATTCTACCACAAATTATTTACGATTAATGCGTGATACTACAAGTATTTTTCAATCGGATGCAGCAAGTAATAGACCACAAGCAACTTTTGGATATAACGCATCTGGTCAATACAATATGGTTACAGTTCCTATGGTTTATTTGGACTCGCCATCAAGTACAAGTGCAATAACATATTCAATTTATTGGAGAAGTGATGGATCGGCTACATCATACTTAAATAGAACAGTAGGAGATAGAGATACAGCAAATTATGATCCTAGAGGAACTTCATCAATAACTGTAATGGAGGTATTAGCATAATGACAGATATAACAAAATCAATAAAAGCAATAAATCCTAACGCAGAATTTTCTGTTAACGCTGAAGATTATAATCAAATAACTTGGTTAAATGGAACAACACCAATAGCAGTTGACACTATAAAAACTAAACAAGCAGAACTGCAAACAGAATACACTAATAATAAATACCAAAGAGATAGAGCAGAATCTTATCCAAGTATTCAAGATCAATTAGACATGCAATACTGGGACAAAGTTAATTCAACAACAACTTGGCAAGACGCAATTGCTAAGGTAAAATCGGACAACCCAAAAGGATAACATGGCATTTGCAACAATAGGAACAAGAGGAATACAAGCACAGTCAGTAGACTTGTCAAGCAAGGTCACTGGCACGTTGCCCGTCCCTAATGGTGGACTAGGCATAGCGTCAGGAACCACGGGACAATTTTTAAAATTTACAGGCACCGAAACTTTAGCTAGTTCAGCAGACAATGCTGGTAAAATAGTTCAAACAAAAATGGAAGGTAATTATAACTGGTCTGGAGATGCAAGTTCAACCTCCGAAACTTATGCTGGGTTTGGTAATGAAATTACTATTACCCCAACAAGTTCATCTAACGCCTTGTTATTTCAAATGATGATTTCAGATGTTTCTTGTGGAAATAATATTGGAATAAGAATAGATATTTATGATAAAACTAATTCAACTTGGGTAGCTGGATCAACATCAAGAAAAGCATCTGTACATAATGGTAGTAGCACAGCTCGTAATGCTCCATTTACTCTTATGGAAATATTAGAAACTGCTGGAAGTGGAGCAAGAACATATCAAGGATATTATAGAACAGAAACTGCTGGAGAAACTGCTTATATTAATAATGGTGGCTCTAATGGTTTTGTAAGATTTTGCATAATGGAGGTTGTTAAAGATGACTAAACAAATTAGATTGGCAGAAGCAATATTATCTTTAAATGCAAGTGCAATATTTTCCCATGAAGGAGATGATATAATTTGGTATGATGGCACAACACCTATCGCTATTGAAGATATAAAAGCAGAACAAGCAAGATTACAAGACATAGAGGACGCAAAGTAATGGGATATATAGGACCAGGATTAGAGTTTGGAGCGTTCCAGAAAATAGATGACATTAGTTCAGGATTTAACGGATCGGCAACCCAGTTTAATGTACAGATAGGTGGTACCACAGCAGAGATTGCAAGTCTTAATCAGCTTATTATTTCTATATCAGGTGTCATTCAAGAGCCTAACAGTGCATTTACTTTTGGTAGTTCTCGTAGTACAATAGCATTTACAGGACCACCAGCAGCAACAGATACGTTCTTTGGTATCTTACTAGGGAATAGTTTTGATGCAGGAACGCCTGCCGATGCGAGTATCGGGTACTCAAAACTAACAACAATAAACGGAGTATACAGAAACGTGCAAACACTAACACAGAATTTAACATTAGCAGCAAGTGACAACGCACTTGTAGCAGGACCATTTACGGTACAATCTGGTTCAACCTTAACCGTACCATCAGGAGCAACGTTTGTTATCGTATGAGCACTATTGAAGTAAATAAAATTACACCTGTTTCTGGTGGAACGACAGTTCAAGTTGGGGAGTCAGGTGACACGATTAACATACCTGCTGGAGCAACTATAGCAAATGCAGGAACCTCTACTGGTTTTGGTGATTCACTAAGACCTAATGCAATGCCGTTGATGGTGAATGGTTCGATGGCCGTAGCCCAACGTGGAACTTCTGCAACTGGTAAAACTACAAGTGGTATTTATACTGTTGATAGAATGAGTTTAACTACAGACAGCATAGGTACTTACACTGTTGCACAAGAAGCACAAACAAGTGGTAATGCTTTTGCTAATGGATTTGCTAATGCTTGGAGAGTTGATTGTACTACAGCAGATGCTTCTCCTGGAGCTTCGGATCAACTGGAAATGCAATATACTTTTGAAGGTCAAGACCTACAAGTATTTAAGAAAGGCACAGCTAATGCAGAAAAGTATACTTTAGCATTTTGGGTTAAATCTAATAAAACTGGTACTGGTAATATTCAACTTAAAGATAAAGATAATTCAAACAGACAATGTACACAATCATACACAATTTCTAGTGCTGACACATGGGAGCATAAGGTGTGTGTATTTGGTGCAGATACTACAGGTGCTATGGATGATGATAACGCAAAAAGTTTAATTATTAATTGGTGGTTAGGAAGTGGAACAGATTTTTCTAGCGGCTCAGCTAATCATGGTGTCTGGGAAGCTCAAGATAATACTAAAGTTAATGCTGGCGGCACATTAAACATTAATGATAACACAGCTAACGATTGGGCGATTACAGGAATACAATTAGAAGTAGGCGAATATACTTCTTCTACTTTACCACCTTTTCAATTTGAAAGTTATGGAGATAATTTAGCTAGATGTCAAAGATATTATTATTTCCACGTTAGTGAAGCTGAAAATGGTGGAACAGATACTACAATTTCTTTAACTTCTCAATATAACTCTTCTTCCATGAAAGGTTTTATAAGTTTTCCAACACAAATGAGGACTAAACCAACTTTAAAACAAAACACAGGAAGTAATATGTACCGAGTATATGAAAATGGTTCTAACGCAACTATGACAAGTCTTACTTTATCAGCAGAAACTACTTATAATACTGCTGTATTTACAGCAGGTTCTACTATTTCAGTTACTTCAGGGTCTAGTGGTACACTACAAACAATGGACAGCACAGCTTTTGTTGCTTTTGATTCGGAGTTATAATTATGTTTGAAGGATGCACAATAAAATATTTTAAAGATACTATGACAGATAAAAATACATCTATAATGGTTACTTATCCAGCAAATGAAAATGGAATTAGTAAAGCAATGTCAGTACCTTTAGACGAAGCTAACACAGACTATCAAAATATTCTTCAATGGGTAGCAGATGGTAATACAATAGCGGAGGCTGATTAATGGTATCACAAATTAAAGTAAACGAAATCATCAAGCAGTCTGGATCGTCAATATCTATTGGTGAGTCAGGGGACACGATTACGTTGCCATCAACTGCAACGCTTACTAACTTTCCAACAAACACACCTTTAGTTCAAGCAGGATTTTCTAGTGCTTCTCAATCTATATCATCAGGATCTGACACAGAAATAGTTTACACTGTAGTTACAAAAGAAACACCAAGTGGTAAGTTTAGTACATCAACTGGTAGATTCACACCAGGTGTTGTAGGATTTTATTATGTAAATGCTTTAGCAAGGATAAACGCTGGTAATGGAGCAGGAGAATTTGGTAATTTACAAATTAGAGTAAATGGACAAGCCTCAACATCTGGTTCAACACAAGGACCAACTTATAGAAGGTATCAAGACGATGGTGCTGAAAACAGTTTTGAAGTTAGTGGCATTATAGAACTAACAAGTGTTACAGATTACATTTCTGTATTTATTTATCAAAGTCAGGGTGGTAGTCAAACTTTACAACCAAATCATACAAACTTTTCAGCATATAGGTTAATAACATGAGCAGTGAAATAAAAGCAGATAAGTGGTCCCCCGCTAGTGGAACGTCCGCAACGATCGGTGACTCAGGTGACACGTATACCGTACCAACGGGTGCTAACTTTACTGTAACGGACGAATTAAAAACTAATAAGATCTCTCCAGCATCGGGTACATCTTTCACGTTGGGGGACTCAGGTGATACGTTTACAATTCCTGCTGGAGCAACAATAACAAATTCTGGCACAGCAAATGGTTTTGGAAGTGCTGTAGCAGGTACAGAAGGATTTAAAGTATCTTTAAGCTCTAATCAATCTCCTAGTGAAGGTGTTTGGACAAAAATTCAATTTGATAATGAAATAATTGATGCTGGAAATAATTTTTCATCTTATAAATATACTGTTCCTACAACAGGTACTTATTTATTTAATATTAATTTGTCCGCTGCAACTGATGGAAGTTATGGTGTAGATAATTTTATGGCTCAACTTTATAAAAATGGAAGTTTATTATCAGGTCAAAATTCTATCTTTGGATTACCAACTCACTTAGCCTCTGCTGGTTTTGATACAGGAAGTATTGGCTGGGCAGTATATTTAAGTGCAAGTGCTAGTGATTATTTTGAGGTTTACGGAAGAATTAATCGTAATAGTAATGCAACAACGCAAAACTTTTATTCTGATAGTAATAGAAGAACAGAGTTTTCAGGATTTAGGGTAACATAATGGCACTAACTAGACTAGGACTGAATCAATCAATTAACTTAGCTACTAATACTACAGGTACGCTTGGTGTAGCTAATGGTGGAACGGGATTAACGTCTGGTTTTGTTAATGGTGGAGGAGTTACCGAAGCTGACCAATGGAGATTAACTGCAGGTGTTACATCTAACGCAGATATTACTTCTAACTTAGAAAGAGTTGATAATAGTGGTTTTTCAAAAATTGGAACAGGTTGGTCGCAAAGTTCTGGTATTTTTTCTGCTCCTTCAACTGGAATATATAAAATTAAATTTACAATACAAGGCTATGGTACATCTGGTGATAATATAAATGGTTACATAAAAATAACTACAAATAATTCAAGTTATAGTGCCTGTAGCAAGATGTAATTTTTCTGGTGTTGGTAGTTATAATGTGTCTAGCACAGAATTTTATTTTGATGTTACTGATACATCAACTCATAAATGCAAATTTGAATTAACTTCTATTGGTGGTAGTGCAGAAGTAGTTGGTAACACAGATGAAACTTGGACATACTTTACATTTATTCGTCTAGGAGATACATAAAATGATAGAGATTATTTACAAGAAGCATTAGCACAATTTAATAAAGACAAACATCAATGGTATGGTTGGAAAAAAAATTATACTGGAGATAAAAGAATGGCTTATGAAAATATTATTTTAAATGATGATACTGCAACGATACCTAGTGAAGCTGATGTTAATGCAAAAATACAAGAAATAAAAGATGCAGATACATTAAAAGCAAATGCAAAAACAACAGGCAAAGCTAAATTAAAATCAGGTGATGCTTTAACTGATGCTGAAATAAAAGCATTGTTTGGAGACGAGGCTAACAGCTAATGACCTTTGCAGCCTCTTCATTCGCTGAGGCAGCTTTTTCCTCACAAGGAATAAGTGATGTCGAAATTGCCGTTACAGGTGTATCACTAAACTCGGCTCTCGGTACAGCAAGCGTTGTAGCGATTGCTAATCCTAATGTTAATGTTACAGGAGTCACAGCTTCTGTTACGCTTGGTGGATCAGGTGTATCCGCAGGTGGTAATGCAGAGGTAACAGTTGTTGGTCAAGCACTTAGCACGGCCCTTGGTAATGAAGCCATTGTTGTTGACTCTCCTAATATTAGTGTCACAGGATTTGGTTTAAGTACTACGCTTGGTAATCCAACATACTTTAGTAGTACAAATCCACAGCCTGCTGGCGAAGAAATATCCACGGCTCTCGGAACAGTAACTGTTGAAGGTGTACAAAATATCAACATTACACTTACAGGTTTTGGTCTTAGTACAACCTTAAATAATAGTGGCATTGTCGTAAACACAAACGCTGATCCAGCGATTACACCATTGACGTTAATGTCAATGGACCTAGGCAATATTAGTGTTCAATTAAATGGAGATGTTGCTGTTACAGGCTTTGGAATGACGATGTCTTTATCGGATGCTACGGCCGTTTATGCATGGACGGAAGTTGATGATTCTGTTACAACAACATGGACAGAAGTCGATGATTCTGCTACAATGACGTGGAGAGACGCAGCATAGGATAATTTATGGCATCAACATATTCATCATTATTACAGCTAGAACTTATAGGGTCTGGCCAACAAGCAAATGCGTGGGGTAATACCACCAACAATAACCTTCAATATGGTCTAGAATACTCTATTGCAGGAGTATATACAAAGAATCTATCATCGGCCTCTAGCCCTTACACTCTTACTGTTGCTAATACTATTAGCTCAGCACAAGCAGATAATGAAAACAGGCAATCAGCTATTATATTTACAGGGCATGGATCTAACTTTATTATTCAAGTTGCCGCAGCACAGAAAACATATTTTTTACGAAACAATAGTGCAACATACACTATTACTATGCGCCTTGGTGCGTCTGGTAATACTTATGTTATACAACCAAGCACAAGTGTATTTTTAGCAACAGATGGTACTAACTGGTATAATCTACAAACATCAGGAACAGATTGGCTAACAAAAACAGGAGCCTATACAGCTTTTCCTGGCGATAAATTATTTGTTGATACATCAAGTGGTGTTGTTACTATAACATTACCTGCAGCTCCTGCAACAGGAGACGAGGTAAGATTTGTTGACCTTGCTAATTCTTTTGATACAAATAATTTAACAGTAGCAAGAAATAGTTTAAAGATAGATGGTCAAACATCAGACTTAACAGTAGCTACCGAAGGTGCAGCTTTTTCATTAGTGTATTCAGGTGCAACTTACGGTTGGAAACTAACGGAGAAATAATATGCCTACATACGAATCAATAAAATATAAATTCTCAGGAACAGCTATAACTGGTGTAATGCAAGAAGCCAGTAACTTGAGTGATGTCGCTTCTACAACAACGGCGAGAGATAACTTAGGTGTAGAAATTGGTGTTGACGTACAAGGGTTTTTTTCTGCTAGCGCAGGAACCAACGCTAATGGAGCACGAACAGTAAGTACCTCTTCTCCTTCAGGCGGAACTGATGGAGATGTTTGGTATAAGTATTCGTAATGAGCTATGCCAGTTTACGTTAAATCAGGCGGTACATGGCGTGAAACATCCGAACTTTATGTAAGAGACGCTACTTCCTATACCAATAAAACTATTTTAAATGGTTACATAAAACAAAGTGGAGCTTGGGAAGAGTTCTATACACTCTTTACAACAACATCTTTTTCACAAACAACAGGATCTGTAGTTGTTCCGTCAGGAGCAAACGCCATACATTTTCAATATGCTGTTGGTGGTGGATCTGGTGGTATGCGAGGAGCTGATTATGATAAAGCAGGCGGTGAGTCTGCTGGACCTGCAGGAGCATCAGGAGCTTATCTATCAGACGTTGTTTTTAGTGTAACCGCAGGTGAAACATTATCTATAACAGCAGGAACGGCTGGAGGAAAAGGAACAGGTGTATACTCTGGAACATCAGGAGCTGGGGGTAATACAACAGTGACAGGAACGACAACAGGAGATATACTTACTTTAAACGGTGGCGGATCTGCTTCTGTATCAGGAGGCGGTGTGCAAGGACCTCTTCGTAATAACAGTGCAAGCACAGGAGGAACTCTTGGAACATTAGCCACTAGACTTACATCAGGAACAACAACCGATGGACTTAACATAACAACATTTACTTCTGGACCTGCAAGTTCTTTTAATGCAGCAGGAGCAGGAGTAGCAGGAACTAATCCTGGAAACTGTGGTGGTGATAACTGTACTATTGGTGGTGGTGTCGGTGGTGCATCTTATGGTGGACTTTCAGGAACAGGTGGTACAAGCGGATCAAACGGTAGTACAGCAGGTGGCGACGGCTCTCGTGGTGGAGGCGGTGGTGGCGGTGGAACCGAACCTGGATCTTCATCTGGAGGAGATGGCGGTGCTGGTGAAGTTAATTATAGATTTATGAGGATTACATAATGCCTTTAACGAAGATAGCATTTGCCCCTGGCATTGATAAACAAGATACGGAGTACGGAGCAGCAGGACGTTGGACTGATTCTGACATGGTACGCTTTCGTTATGGTCTACCAGAAAAGATTGGTGGATGGGTAGAACTTATTAGTGATAAATTAATTGGTGTCATTCGTGACATGCATGCATGGACAGATTTAGATGGTATACGGTACACGGCTCTCGGCACCGATAGAAAATTATATATTTACTCAGAAGGCGCAGCTTACGATATTACTCCTATTAGAGCAACGCAAGCAGGACTAAGTAATCCTTTTGCAACAGTAGATGGTAGTGCAACGATTACTGTAACTGATAATGCACACGGCGCACAAGCTGGTGATTTTGTAACCTTTAGCGGAGCATCAACAACAGCTGGTTTAGATATGAACAAAGAGTTTGAAATATCAACATATGTTGATCCTAATACATACACTATTACGTACACAGGAAGCACGGCTAACGCAACAGGTAATGGAGGCGGAACAGTAACGGCTACCTATCAAATTAACGTAGGCTTATCTGAGTCTGCTTATGGTTATGGTTGGGGAACAGGAACATGGAATACAGGAACATGGAACACGCCTCGTTCTACAACAACGGTTACTATTAATGGACGTAACTGGTCTTTAGATAACTTTGGTGAAGATTTATTAGCTACTGTTTCTGGTGGTGCAACGTATGTCTGGAATACATCGTCAGGTTTAACAAGTAATAGAGCAGCGGTAGTAAGTAACGCTCCTAGTAAATCTCGTTTTAATTTAATATCTATGCCTGATAGACATGTCTTTTTATTTGGAACAGAAACAAGTATAGGATCTACCTCTACGGCTGATGATTTATTTTTACGTTTTTCTTCGCAAGAAGACTACAACACATGGACACCGACAGCAACAAACACTGCAGGTTCTTTTAGAATTCAAGACGGGTCGAAAATCATGGATGCTATTCGTTCTCGTAATGCTGTATTGGTTTGGACAGATACAAGTTTACATGCACTACAATTTGTTGGTGCACCTTTTACATTTAGCTTATCACAAATAGGTGCTAACTGTGGAGCAGTATCACAACATTGTGCGGTAGATGTTAATGGCACAGCCTTTTGGATGTCACAAAATTCTTTCTATAAGTTTGATGGTGCAATATCTAAAATGCCATGCAGTGTTCAAGATTATGTATTTGAAGATTTTAATATAACAACACAACCAGAAACATATGCTGCTGTTAACTCAGAGTTTAATGAAGTAACATGGTTTTATTGTAGTTTAAATGCACAACAAATAGATCGTTTTGTTACTTACAACTACTTAGAAGATTGTTGGTCAACAGGAAGCTTAGCAAGAACAGCTTGGACTGATTATGGAGTCTATGAAAAACCATATGCAGGTTACTATTCTACAACAAACCTTGGCACAACACCTACGGTTTTAGGTGTAACAGCAGGAGCTTCAAACATATATCAACAAGAAACAGGAACAGATGATGTAAGTTCTGCTATTGATGCCTTTATTGAATCAGGTGATTTTGATATTGCAGATGGACAACCTTTTTTACATATAGGTAGAGGCATACCAAACTTTAAAGATCTAGCAGGATCTGTAGATATTACTTTAAAATTTAAAACATATCCTAGTTCTACAACTCCAACAACAGTAACGAGAACAATTGTCTCGACAACAGAAAAATTTGATTTAAGAGGTAGAGGAAGACAAGCAAACATAAAGATCGAAAGCGATGCTACTGGGGACAATTGGAGATATGGTACATTGCGATTAGACGTTCAACCAGATGGGGGCAGATAATGGCTAAAATAAGTACAACAAGATTTCCGCAAGCAACACCAGAGTATCAAGCATCACAGTTTGATGTGCTAATAAGATTGCTTGAACAAATAACTCAACAATTAAATTTTGGTTTTCAACAAGATTTAAAAGATGAGTCAACAGCAAGGAGTTGGTTTCTTGGCTGATGCATTTTTAAGTTTTTCTAGAACAGGTACAGGTACAGCGTACACTGTTCCAACAGCAAATGAAGGAGCAGTTCCTCCTGTTTTACCCACAACAACATTGGTAAAAAGTATTTATATATCGAATGAAACTGGAGGCGCTGTTACAACAACCGTAGCTGCTGTCGATTCAAGTGCTACAGTAACTACTGAATTGTATAAAGATAGTATGGCTGACGGTGCTCAACTACAGTTGCTAGATCAACCAATTGTTTTAGAAAAAGCAGATACTATAACTCTAACAGGAGCTGGTATTAAAATTTTAATAAGTGTAATGGAGATAACATAATGGCATTTAAAAAAGTACAAGAATCAAAAGAAATAGGTAAACAACTTATTGACGGTCAAGAACTTCCTATTATTCAACCAGAAGTACACATGGAAGTAAAAAATAAAAAAACAGGAACTGACTATGAGTCAGAAGAACACGCTCAACAAGACGTTGATAACCCATCTACCGACACTACAAATGACGATATTGAAAAAAATATAGAAATTAAAGTAGTAAAATTACCTGACGTTTTTGGTAAAACTAAAGACGACTAAGCTCCACAGTTTTCACAGAAATCATCGCAAATACATTTATCTATATCGCAGCCACAAGCGGGACAGTTATTGTCCATTTGCTGCCGCCTTATGCTTTGCCATGTTTTCTTGAACAAACATTCTTTCATCTTCCGTTAAAGGTCTACCCATACTAGGAGGTTGAGATTGACATGAACACCCGTCAACGTGTTTTTTGTGATCTCTTTCTACTGCTAATAAACGTTCATGATAGCGACTCACCTTATCTGCGAGGACAGCTATAGCTTTCAATACTTCTTGATTTTCCATAATATCTCCTGATTTATAATTTTTGGGTGAGATCTAATTTAAACACGTCTGTCATTATTTTCAAGTAATCTTTTTATAATTGTTTTCTTGACAACTAATTTGAAATAGTGTCCCAGCCACTTGGATGAGGTATACAGTGTTCTGTCTTTACTCCTGGTTTCATGGTAAGTAACACATCACCACTTATACTTATTCTAGCTTCGTCTTGTGTATTTACTTCTGTATAATGCAATAACCCACTTGGAAAAATAATAAAGTTACCTGTCTTCACAGGAAAAATGTAACTAGAAAAATTAAACTGATTCCAATCTACAATGTACTGATCAGTTGGAGGTATAAACAAACCCGTCTGTGCTGCTAGCTCTTTTTCAAATCGTATGTTGCCCATGTCATCATTACGCACATAATACACAAAACTAAAATGACTTGCGGTGTGTTTATGACTAGCAATGTGTTGATTTTTTACGGTGTACGTAGCCCATGATTTTGTAATATGAGCATCAAATTTTTCTTTACTGTATCCTTTTGCTGTTAAAAAAGCATTAATATTTGCTCCTATATTTTTATATAACTCTTTATATTTACTATCTTTATGTAAATTATCTCTAGCTTCTTCTAAATCAGTAAACATGGTATTACCTTTGACATCAGTTGTAGCTGCTGTTCTACCTGGTTTTTCTTTTACAAAAGATTCAATATGCTTTGCTGTCTCTTTATTATTATTTTCTATATGCGTATGATAAATAGTTTCACCAAATAAACTATTAATTATTGCTTCTTTCTCCATAACTTACCTCTAAATATTCTATTTTTGTTACCCAACCCTTTAGGTATGGCGATAGCGCCACCGCCATGATTGTCATCTTTATCCGTGCACCCACGATCTCATCATAACTATTTTTTCTTCTGTATTAACGACCATCCACCCTACTTCTTGACACACGGCTAACGGAGCACCTATAATATCCTTTACAGGCAACCATCCTGTCTCTGTATCACGGGCATCTAACCACGTCACAACGGACCATCGGCACTTTCTTTATGTCAAAGCTCATATTTCTCATTGCAACATTACAACAAATATGCCTATAAATATAGAATAAAATAGGTTCATCTATTCAAGGCTTACCTTCTTGCAAAATCAGACAATATCATGAATTGCCAAGGAGTACATGTTTAAAAAGTTTTTTAGAAAAGTCAGAGATACCGCAAAAAAAATTGCCCCTATTGCAGCCCCTATTGCAGGTATGGCTTTTGGTCCGTTAGCTGGGTGCAGGTATCGGAGCATTATTAGGACAATACGGAGGAACTAAAGGAGCACTACAAGGTGCTATGCTTGGAGGTATTGGTGGATTAATGGGTGGAAAAGGAAGTTTATTTGGTGGATCAGGAGGAGCAACTGCAGTTCCTAGTACAGTAGCAGAAGCAGCTGCAAGTCAAAATCCACTTTTATTAAAAAATGCTATAATGAATGCCCCTGTTCAAGAAGCAGGTGGCATAGCTAAGTTAATGGGTATGTTAAAAAATCCTTACGTACAAGGTGGTTTATTAGCAGCAACTGCTGGTTTAATGAATAAAGAAGAAGATGATGAAGAAAGAGATGAAGTAGAAGTAGGAAGTCAAGGACAACTTGGTGGTATGAGAGTTGCCGATATAGAATATTTACCAGCAAATGTTCCTATAGGACCTGCAGGTTATGCAGGTTATGCAAATGGGGGTATTGTTGCTTTGGCAGAAGGCGGTACGCCTCCTCCAAAAAATATGGATGACTATCCACGAAAAAATGGTAATATAGCTGGACCAGGAACGATGACATCAGACGACATTCCTGCAATGCTAAGTGACGGCGAGTTTGTTACTAAAGCGGTAAGTGTTATTGGTGCGGGTGTACGCGAAGGAGCGGACAACATAGAAGACGCTAGAGAAATGGGTTCTGACTTCTTTTATAAACAACAAGATGAATTAGCAAAGCTAGGAGAGAGATTAGTCAATGGCAACTGATACAGTAGTACAAGAACAAAGGCAGGCGCCTTTTATTGAGAAACGTTCAGAGCAATTATTAGCATCTGTATTCGGGGATCCGAACGCGGTTCAAGAACCAGGTGAAAGTGATTCGGCGTTTCAGTATCGTAAATTTGGATTATCAGGTGTACAGAATCCAGTACCAGGTCAACAATTAGCGGGGTTCACGGCTCCCCAAACAGCAGCTTTTGGTTTAGCTCAAGCAGGCGTTGGAAGTTATGCTGATGAGTTAGCAAAATCTCGTGCAATGACAGACATGGGTGGTATTACCAGTCAGTTTGCAGGAACATCACTTGCAGGTGGTATGGATAAATTTGATCCGTCAAAAATGGTAGATCCATATATGAATCAATACAATGATTTTGTAACGGCAGAAATACAAAGACAAGGAGATATTGCTAAAAATAAATTAGCAGGTCAAGCAACAAAAGGTGGCGTCTTTGGAGGTTCTAGGTACGGAGTACAACAAGCTGAATTAGATAAAGGTATTGCATCTCAAATAGGAATGCAGTCACAAAAGAATTTTGAAAACGCACTTAAAGCAGCAATGAGTGGTTTTGAGTCAGGAGAGAGAAGAGACTTAATGGGCGGTCAACAGCTAGCTAGTCTTGCTAAAACACAAGGTCAGTTAGGAGCATTACAAGGAGGACTTGGACAATTAGAACAAAGTTTACTCGGACAAGATGTTAAAGGTTTACTTGGTATCGGTGGTATGCAACAACAAATGGGTCAAGCAGGACTTGATATCGCAAGAAAAAATCAAATTGAAGCACAACAAGAACCGTTCAAACGAGTTCAGTTTGCAAGTGACATCTTACGTGGTGTCCCTAGTTCTGGTACTACATACACACAACAACCAGCAACGAATCCATTATTACAATACGCAGGCCTAGGAATTGCAGGACTAAGTGGTTTAAGCGCATTTGGCGAAGCGTTCCCTAATAACCCAATGTCTCAATTTTTAGCAGGTAGTTAATGGTACAAAAAACTTTTAATGTAAATTTAAACACTGAAGCTTATCCGACAGATAAAAATAATGCTTTTGGGTTTAATATTCCTAACACACCGAGTCAAAGTGACTATGTAGGTATTTACGATTTAGCTACAAGAAATCAAATTTATAATGACCCTAATGATTTAACATCAGGAATACCTGCGGAAGAAGTAAAAGTAGAAACAGATACTGTCATTGACAAAGATGATGGTATTACAGGAGTAGCTAGTACTGATGTATTAGAAATGTATCCTGAATTAAAAGGTAAACTATATAAGAGTAATGCAGATGTAAGATTAGATATTTTAGCTAATGCGTCACAAGAAAAAAATAATTTATTAGCAGCGGCACAATTAAAAGATGATCCTGCAAAACTAGAAGCAGCAAAGAAAAACGCACAAGATGATCTTGATGCTTTTATGAAAAAATATGAAAGTAAACCTTCAAGAGATTTAGAAGCTATTAAATCTTTTTATGATGAGTCAGAAAAAGAATTAGATGCGTTGTATAAAGAAGACGACATGTCTTTTGAAAAAAAATTGGCACTAGCTCAGTTTGGTTTAGAACTTGCAGGGGGTAGATCATGGAACGGTAGAGCACTTCCTATCTTGTCAGAAGCAGGGCAAAACCTAATTAAAAATTTAGGTGCTATCAATGCGCAAAGAAAAGCTAATGCAAAAGACAAGAGAGTAGCAAAAGCTACATTAAAAAGAGAAGAAGGAAAAACATTATTAGAAGCGGCACAAAATAATGCAGCAGAAGCAGCAACACTTGAATGGGATGTAATGAAAACAGGTTTTACTATTGCGTCGGATTATGATGACATGATTAATACCAATGCTGCTAATGACAGAAAAGTATACAATGAGCAGTTAGCTAATAGCATTCAAGGAAATTTTGATATATTTGAAAAGTATGTGGGTGAAAAATATCCTGACGCTGATACAGGTGTAACACAATTTATCTCTAAAAGAACAGGGCAAGTAACAATGCCTCGTGTAGGAGTAAGAAAAAGCAACGGAGAAGTGTTTGTTTTTGCAGATCCAAATATACATCCTGGGTTAGTCGATTCTAATGGACAACCTATTTTAGTTAATGCTGATTTATATGCAGACATGTCAGTAGACGGTGGTGGTATAACATTTTCGTCTGGTGGTATGATGCCAGGTGCTGAAGGTTTAAAAGGTGGTGTAAAAGATTTAAATAAGTTTTTTGAAACACAAGATACGCTTAACCAAACGGCAGCAGTGTTAAATGGTTTAGGTACAATGAGACAAGACATATTTACTGATGGCACAAGAGTTGGTTGGGCAGGGGGAGCAAGAAGTGTTTTCCAAAATACTTGGAGAAATGCACAAACTGTATGGCAAATGATTACAGGAGATGCTTCAAAAAGTGCTAGTAAAAACCCTAATAGTGCAGAATATTGGAATGGTGGACAAGAGAGATATTATGTAACTGATTTATTAGGTGGTCCTGAAGGAAGTGAAGCTAATGAATTTGCAACTATGGAATCACAAGATGAAAATGGTAATCCTATAGTGACAAGTATTTTAAGTGATACACAGAAAAAAGGATTACAAGCAGCAGTTAATCAAGGAACAATTATGATGACAAATGATTATGATGCTTACATAGCGGCTAAAGCTGCAGGAGAAAAGTTTGTTGTTTTAGGTGATGGTGATAGTGTTTCAGTAGAAGATTTAGATTCTGTATTTACAAAAGATTTTTATGATCCCGCAATTGATAAAATGCAAGTTAGAGCACAGTCTTTAATTTATGCGTTGGCTCGTTCTCGTAAAGCATCAGGAAGATTAAATAAAGACGATATTGAACGTGCGTCTTTAACATTAAACTTATATGGTAAATCCGATAGAGGTATTGATGCGTCATTAGAAGTTGTACAAGTAGAACTGCAAACATATCTACGTGATGAAATATCTAAATTACGACAAGGATACTTTAATGAAAAAGATAGATCAGGAAGAGATCCTTTTGTTGGATGGGCTAAAGATTGGATTGATAGAGGAAACTATATGCCTTCTTATTTTGAACCATGGGTTAATGAATATCTACCTGAGTCTTATCAAAACAGAACAAGGTACAGAGCATTTGATGACGTTTCTATTATGACATCAAGTAGTTTTGAAGAATACGATTCTGGTATGGGTATTTCAGGATCAGTAGTAACGGAAGAAGGTGGCTAATGGCTGAAGTTAAATTTAGATTAAACGAAGAATTTACACAAGGTTTAGGTTTTAAAGAGCCTTTTGACTTCATGATTGAAGATGTCATTACAGGACCTGACGGTAGAAAATATAATATAAAAAATTCTGATTTTCCTCGTAATGAAGCTGAAAAACAAATGGTTTTGTCAGAAATATTTAAACGTGGAAATAAAGTACAACAAAACACTGGAGCTTTTCCAACAGGTGCGATGGAGTTTTTAAGCACGCACGCAGGTGGTGGACCGTCTGCTCAAGCAGAAGCTGAAATTAAAAAAGTTATGGAGACAACGGAGAGAATGTATGAAGATCCGATTGGAACTAAATCTGCTTTAATGAAATTTGAAGGGCAACAAACACCATACAAAACAACAATGGTAGAAAACCCTTTAGGTAATCTTGCAACTCTTCCTATTAATACAGCAATAGCTGTGCAAAATTGGATTGCAGGAAGTGAAGAAGGAGGCTTACCTCAGAACGTTGACAATATTATACAAGATGCAATTACGTTTGCTAAAAGACGACTGCCCACGGACCCTCAACAATCAGGAAGAATGGGAACTATTATTGCCGCTGACGTAGGATTAATGTTGGCTTTAAAAAAAGCAGGTGTAAGTAACGTATGGCATCCAGCCTATCAAAACTTCTTAGGTAAAAAAGTTATTGATGGATTAAATAAGGTTCAAGGATCAGGTGTAGTAGGAACGTCAGCTACAGTAGGTGGTGTAAGTGGAGCTGCTAGTGCAGGTTATGACATGACATACAGTTGGCTAAACAGAATGTATCGTGATGCTAATCCTGTAGCATTTGAAACAAAAGAAAACGGTGAATTTAAATTAGATAAGCAAGGAAATAAAATACCAAAGCAGCCTTCTGTTACAGAAGATGTCTTAGCAGCTTTACAAACAGCTCAGTATGAAGCATTGTTCTCAGGTGGAGCAGCCGCTAGTATAGGTATGGGTGGTAAGCTATGGAAAAACTTTGTAAGCAAAGGAACAGGTGTTAATCCTAATGAAAAAAGTGCACAACAAATAGGAGAACTAGCACAACAATATAATGTTCCTATGTCTATTATTGCAGCGACACCTAGTGAAGCTGTTAAAGGTTACGCAAGAATAATTGGTATCTTTCCGTTTGTTGGTGGACCACTTCGTCAGTCACAAGATGCTTCGAAGATGGCAATCAACAGAGAATTAGAAAAAACATTTTTAGAGTTAGCTCCGTATCAAAAAACTTTAGACACAGTACAAGGATTAAGTGAAGAAGCATACAAATCTTTTAAAAAGAATTTTGAAAACTTTTCTGGTGCTAAAGCTATTTATTACGAAGCGTATGATGATATTGCAGAACAAATTACAGAACCGTTTATTCCAACATCAAGATTAAAAGACTACATTACTTCTATAACAGGTCAAAAAAGAACAGGTGTTCCTCTTACACAAACAACAACTTTAGATGATGGTCGTTATGTTACTTCAGTAAAAGAAGCTTTTGACGGTTTTGCTGTAGATGATGCAGGTACAGCCATGGCTGCTATTAAAGTATTAGGGCAGTTACCTGATTATTTAACTGCTTCTGATTTCAGAGAACTGCAGTTTATGATTAACAGTAAGATAAATAAACTTAACACAGCTACAGGTGGTGTTATACAAGGCTCACAAGATGCTGTCAGTAAAATGCTAGCTAATGCTTCTAAAAACTTACGATCAGATTTAGATGATACAATGAACTGGAAAGCTATGTCAGGTAAAAACCAGATATTAGCAGAGGTTGGTAAGGAAAGATTACAGTCAGCAAATAATTTCTTCTTTGCTAACAAAGATGATTTTGCTTCTATATACGAAGGAGCTGGCGCAACAAGAGTAGGTAAAGAAATAGAAACAAAAGTTGATTCAAGATTCTTTCAACCTGGTGCTCCAAAAGCTCCTGGCGAAATACAGATTGATGAGATGTTTGATTTTATTATGGACAGTGATGTTATTCAAACAAGTTTAAAAGCACAAGAAGAAATGGTCAGACAGTTTGGACCAGAGACATTTAAAAAACTATCAAGAGGTTGGTTAGACAAACAAATTTCTAAATACACTACTGTATACAACGTACCAACTATTCAACAAAGAAATGTGAATATGGTTGAGCAAGCAGTTGGTGATGTTACAACAAAGAAAAGAATGACGGGAGTTCCTGGTGCAATGTTTGAAGCACAGCCAGGTGTTTCCGCAGGCATACCTATTATTGATGTAGAAGGTTTACGCGCTGCTCTTGGTTTAACAAAAAATATACCTACCATGGGAGGTATGGAAGCTAGATCTACTTCTCTTGCTATGGAGAACATGTTTAGTTTAATGGGTCCAGAAGGTAAGGCAGCTTATAAAAAGATTGATGACTTACTAACATTAGCAGAGAGAACACAAAGTTTTGATGTTGCTGATGTATCTTCCTTTGTACAACGTCGTGGTGTACTTGGTGGTGCAAAAGCAGCAGCTGGTGCATTTACATTTGGTATGGGTATTGCAAATCCAATTAGTGCTCTCGGCACCGTATTGCTTGCAAGAGGAATGTCAAAATATTTGACAAGCCCTAAAGCATATAAAAATTTAATGACAGGATTAGATGATAGTGTTAGCCCTGCTCTTCGTCGAAATGCAATATTTGAAGTAGTTCGATTAATAGATGATGAAGTAGGATTTGATAGTACCAAAGGTCAAGTATCAACATCTCCCATTATGGTAGGTGGCACAGAAGACAGATACATTGTAAGAAATGCTCCTGAAGGAGAAGGTGCACGAAGAGATGCAAAGAAAAAAATACTTGGTGTTGAAGAATACTACGGTAAAAAACTCGATGCTTTGACAGTGCCAGAAGTACTAGACTACTTTGTTCACAACACTAACTTACTACAAAACAAAGCACACGCAGCTACAGTAAAGTTAGGTATTGATCCTAAAACTGGACAAGTCGTAACAGAATCAAAAGGTGGAGGACAAGGTGGTTCACAGTTTGATCAACAACAACAGATGTTAAAAAATATTGATCCAACTAAAAAATTAGCAACAGATGTATTTGGTTCTGATGGTAATCTTGTTAGTGATTACGCAAAACAAAAAGTAGCAATGGATAATTTATCAAGCATGCAAGGTGCGTTTCAAGGTCAAACAGGTCTTGTCACTGACCAACGAATAAATCAAAGAGCTGGTAGAGCTGGTGGCACTAGAGAGATATACACGCCAACGAACAAACCTAATCCTTTTTTATCGGGTATGGGTAAAGCATTTAACTTTATGACAGGTAATACTCCTAATCAAATTGCTAATAAACAGGCTATGGAGAACAGTGCAATTGCTCCTTATCTCCCTAGCACTTTAGCAAAACAAGGATTTAATAAAGGTAAAAATATAATAGGAGGCTTGTTTAATCAGGCTAACACGAATCGATTAAACGAAGCACAGAGACAAGCACTAGCTGCAGGTAATCTTGATGCAGCGATCGCGGCTCGCGGAACACGAAGATTTAAAGATGGTGGCATAGCAAACATTAAAAGAAAGGTATTATAATGTCACACGCACCATGGCATAGCGGCGGCGGAACATACACGGGAGCACATGAAGACTTTGATGCAAACAAAGGATACACAGGCTCTGTTTCACAATCTGGTAATAGTGGTGGTAATGATTATTCAGGAGACACAATATTAGAAGATATTGATCAAGCACAAGGTGGTTTAGATATAGATAATTTAGTCGCCAATAAAGATAAATATCAATATTTATATTTAGACCCTAACGATCCTAGAAACGAATATCAAAAAATGATGCATGCTCTTAAAACAGGGGGCACCTATACTTCTCCAGGAGGAATTATTCCTAACAACTTAATGGGATTACCTAAAGGAATAAATCAAGGTCAACAGATAGGCGGTATGTCAGTAACAGGAAATGAATTTACTCAAGATGCTTACAAAGACAAGTTTCCAAATCCTTTGGTTAAAATAGCAGGAGGTATTGCAGATGCTTATCAACAGTTTTCTCCGATGGCTCAAATCATGAAAGGTTTAGGAAATGCTAAAACCATGGCAAAAGATGTTACAAAGCCAGTAGTAGATACAACAAAAGATGTTGTTGAGTCAATAAAAGAATTTGCTTTAAGTGGTCCTAATGAAATTGTTGAAGAAAGTGAAACAGAACGTGAATTTTATAATCTTCCTGATAGTAATTTTAATATTCATACTATGAAAAAAGGCGGTATTGTTCACGCAGCCGACGGCGTGTTTGCTGAGTCAGAGACAATAGAAATGCCATTAACATTACCAGAAATTAAACGACACAGAAAAAAATTAGAAGCAGGTTTTCAATATGATATTGAAGTAGATGGTAGAAATCAATCGTTTAGTTTTGACGAACAGATTGGTCCTTCAGGTATTGCAGCATTAAGAGAAAGAGAAAACATTACTCCTTTTGACACAGGATTAAATATGTATGGCGGTGGTCAATTTGCGGAAGGTAATACACCTGAAGCTAGACAAGCATTAGAAGTATTAAGAAGTATAGATCCTAATCAACCTGGAAACTTTCATATGCAAGGTGGCACAGCGTTAGAGTATAAAGCTAATGGTGGGTACATGAGTTCTTTTCCTAATCAAAATTTAAACAAAGAGTCTTTGTCTGCAAGTGATAACATTGATGATCGTATTATGAAAAACTTAGAGTTTGAAAAAATGGCACCAGGTATGATGGGTTACAATATGGGTGGTGTTGTTGAACCAGTAGCACCAGACTTTACAACAGGGATATAATGGATAATAGTCTTAAAAATATTATTTGGGTCGGATTAATCTTAATAACCGCAGGCGCAACTTACGGAATGATGTCAACACGACTACAAGCAGTTGAATCAAAACAAGTGCAACTAGAAGCAATAATATTATCAGACATCCCAGAAATAAAAGAACGAGTAATAAGACTCGAAGTGTTGCTCGAAAGAGCATTAGCCGAATAAAATCTTTTTAGGGTCTTCCCCCATAACTTGACTAGCAAGATCTATTTTTGCATTTAATGCTTTAACAATCTTTTCATCTATTGTGTGATCTGTTATTAAGTCAACATATGTCACTTTCGATGTTTGCCCTATTCTATGCGCTCGGTCTTCTGATTGTAATCGTACTTCTAATGAGTAATCGTTAGAATAATACACAACAGTGTGAGAAGAAGTAAGAGTGAGACCATAGCCTCCTGTTTTGGGATTTCCGACAAAAAATCGTAAAGGATCATCAGCATCCATAAACCTATCAACAATAGACTGACGTAAATTGTCTTTTGTATCCCCGTAATATGTTGCAACACTTTCTTTACCATACTTCTCTCCTAATATTTTTTCTATTGCTTGTATATCATATCGGTACACGGCCCAGATAATAACCTTACCATCTGTCTCTTCAAGTACCTCTAATAGTTCTTTTATGCGATTGCTCTTGATTGATTTGACTTCACCGTCATCCGTTTTAACATGACCACAAATTATTTGATGTAACCGTATCATTTGTGTCAAAACAGAGGCTGCCGTCATCACATTTTCCTCAAAGAACGTTATTGCCGCTTTTTTCATCTCTGAGTAAGCTTTTACCTGTTCGCTGGTCAATGACACAGACCGCTTCGTATAAACCTTCTCAGGTAGGTCTAAACAGGCACTTTTTAAGACACGAGTCGAAAAATTTTTGATTTTTTCCTGTAATTCGTCTAATCGTTGGTATTTGACAATGTGTTGAAAAGAATGTGTCCCAACACTACGTTGAACGACAACAGCATACCTTGCACGGAAGCTGTAGTACGATTGTTGGTCCAACAACCACGGATCAAGGAACTGAACTTGCGAAAACAAATCAAGTGGTGACTTCGTAACAGGTGATCCTGTCATGATGCGTCTGTATTTAGAATGCTTTGCTAATTTTAAAATGTTTTTTGTACGTTGTGCTGAATGATTTTTAATGGTGGTTGATTCATCTACACATACTAGCGTTTGATTCTTCAGTAAAAACTTATACGCAAAGTCATAACCACGCTTTGTAGATAATGCTTCGATGTTCATAATGAAAACGGTTAAGTCATCAGTGATCACGGACAACTGCTCAAGCTCTGTCTTCTCTTCCTTCTTAGGAGAAGCAGACCACACAGCTACTCGGTAATTAATATGATCGGCTAAATGTATACCTAATTCATTACGCCAGTTACGTTTGATACCATTAGGTACAATAATCAACGCTGAGTTTATTTTGCCTTTGTCAAACAAAATAGCGATGTTATCAATGCATACTTTAGTCTTACCAGTACCCATTTCCATAAATAATGCCCACACTTCTTTGTTCCAACTAGCTGACAATGCGTCTAATTGATGTTGAAAAGGCTTCGTTTTAAATCTATAATCCATAATAACTTTCTAAAAGAGCAATATAATACTTGCTTATATAAATTACAAGAGATAAAGGAGAAATTAGAAAGATGGAATTTAAAAAAGAAAAACAGGATAAAAAACCTACTGTATTTTTAGTACAGGAAAACCCGTATATAAACGTGTTAAGTGCACAGGAGTATGGGGATATTGTTTTATTGTTTGAAAGTGGTCAACAAATTATGTTTAGTCCACAGCCTGCGATAAAAAAACTTCGCAGAAAACTCAAAGATTTCGATGATAATGACTATCTTTTGATGATGGGTGATCCAGCAGCAATGGGTATTGCATGTTGTATTGCTTCTGATATGAATAGAGGTAGATTTAAAATACTGAAATGGGATAAGATTCAAAAGAAATATTATTCTGTTAGTATTAACATTAATGAGAAAGGCGAAATAGATGAGCAAGATAAACTTTGAAGGCGACGCAGTAGCTAACTTAGAACAAACAGGTTTAGAATCTGTAGCAGAATTACTTAGAGAACAGCTACGTTTAGAGAGTGTCATAGCAGACACGGAAGAACAATTAAAAGGTTACAAAGAACATTTACGCAAATTATCTGGTGAAACAATACCAGAAAAAATGGCAGAACTAGGCATGACATCAACAGAGATGTATGATGGATCAAAGGTACAAGTAGTAGAAGACATTTATGTATCTATACCTAAAGATCCAAGTAAATCTAAAGCATGTTATGAATGGCTAGAAGACAACGGTTTAGGAGACATTATTAAAAATAGTGTCGGTATAAGTTTCGGTAAGGGTGAGAGCAATATGGCAACACATTTGCAAGAAACCATCAAAGAGATGGGTCTCATACCTGAAGTAAAAGTTTCAGTGCATCCTTCAACACTGAAAGCTACTATTAAGAAGTGGCATGAAGAAGGAAAATCTGTCCCAGACAATACTTTTAGTTTGTTTATCGGACAGAAAACAAAAATAACCAAGAAAAAATAAGGAGTAAATATGGCAAACGCTGTAAAGAAAAAAGACGAAAATAACGTAGTTGCTTTCGATCCTAGCATGTTTGAACAAGATGCTAACAAGGGATTGGGCAATCTGGGAATGGACGATCTTGCAATACCTTTTCTTCGTATACTGAGTGATACATCACCACAGATTAAGAAAAGAGATCCTCTCTACATAGAGGGAGCGGAAAGTGGAATGATCTACAATACGCTAACAAAAGAAATATACGACGGGGAGCAAGGCGTAAGTGTAATACCTTGTGCTTATCAACGTCAGTATATTGAATGGACAGATAGAGGCGAGGGCAGTGGTGCTCCTGTTAATATCTACCCTGCAGAGAGTGATATATTGTCTAAAACTACAAGAGATGAGCAGAGAAAAGATAGGTTATCTAATGGTAACTATATCGAAGATACTGCGAATCATTACTGCCTGGTCATTGGCAAGGACGGAACTTCCTCCCAAGTCCTGATTGCAATGAAAAGCACCCAACGTAAGAAATCCAAAAGATGGAACTCTCTTATGTTGGGGCTTAAATTGAAGGGGGCAAACGGATTGTTTACACCTCCTTCATACTCACACGTCTACAAACTTAAAACATTAGCAGAGTCTAATAATTTAGGTGAGTGGTTCGGATGGGATGTATCCAGAGTAGGACCTGTAGAAGACGTTGACATTTATCAAGCTGCAAAAGCTTTTGCTGATAGCGTAGCTAAAGGCGAAGTTAAAGTTAAGCATGAAGATGAGAGCGTTGACAATGGTGAAAAAACACCTTACTAAAAAACTTACAAGGGGCAACCGCCGTTGCCCCTTTAAAATTATGAATGAGAAAGATTTATGGACGACCAGAACAAGTTTATTGAAATATTTACAGGCTTAGACCGAGCATACGGTCAGACACAAAGTCGTGAAAAGAATGAAGCGGGCAAACTAGAAGGCCGCTCTTGGTTAGTTAAAGAACCAATTACAAGAGACAAATGGATTAATCACTTAGAAGGTAAAGAACCATCCCTTGGTATCATACCAATTGATGACAACAACCAATGCAAGTGGGGCGCTATCGACATAGATACGTACGATGGCTTTGATTATAAAAAACTAATTACAAAAATTGTCGAAAAGAAATTACCACTGGTTGTGTGTAAATCAAAAAGCGGGGGTGCTCATGTATTCTTATTTGTAAGTGAACCAGTGCTTGCCAAGCAAATGCAAATAAAATTAAAAGAGATAGCTGTATTTTTAGGCTATGGTGATTGTGAGATATTTCCAAAGCAAATTGAATTGAACTCAAAAGGTACAGGCAACTTTTTAAACTTGCCATATAACCATCCAGAGTTTCCCACAAGGTATGCGTTTGACGATAAAGGTAATGCATTGATTGAATTGGGTATGTTTATAAAGCATTATGAAACGAAAGTCGTATCGAATCTCGGCATGGTGGTTATCGACAAACCGATTACCGCAAAAAAGAATGATGACTTTAAAGGTGCTCCTCCGTGTCTAGTGACACTAGCATCACAGGGCTTTCCTGAAGGCTCACGGAACATGGCTCTGTTTCAATTAGGTATTTATTTACGTGAAAGATTTCCTGAAAAGTTAGAAGAAAAATTAGATTACTACAACTCTAAATATTTTACACCACCTCTGCCAAGCAGAGAAGTGTTAACGATATTTAAACAAGTAGAAGATAAAAAATATTTTTATCGCTGTGAAGAACCAATGTTTAAAACAGTGTGTGAGAAAATTAAATGTCAGTCACAAAAGTTTGGCATTGGTAATTCAGCAACGAATGAGATTAGTGGTCTAAAGAAATGGGTATCCGATAATCCTGTGTATGAACTAACGCACAATGGTAAGGTTATTATCTTGACGGTAGATCAGTTATCAAGTCATGCAGAGTACAGGAAGCAATGTATAGCGCAAGCGAATGAAAGCCCACGGCCCGTGGCTCCTGCTATTTGGGCAGACATGGTGCAAACACTACTGAGCAATATGCAAGAAGATGACTTCATACAACTACCAGGCGAGGTAACAGCGAAGGGTCAATTCTTAAATCAATTGCAAATATTTATAGAGAACAACAGAGGGGCAAAGGATAGACAAGACGTACTACAAGGTATGGTTTTTGAATTAAAAGATAATTATTTCTTTAAACCTCAAGCATTTAGAGACTTTTTAAAAACAAAAAGATTTACGAAAGCATCTGATTCAGAGCAGTATAAAATGTTTGAAGAGTTTAAGGGTACAACAGCTAAGTTAAAAGTTAACAGTAACGTTGAGCATTGTTGGAAGATACCAACAACTGTATCAGAGTCTGAGTATAGACTTAGTAAGAAAGACTTTAGTGAAGAGGAGGCATACTAATGCATAGAAATATCGTTATAGGTCCTCCTGGCACAGGCAAGACAACTTATTTAAAAAACAAAGTACAAGAATTATTAAAGTCTGGTGCATGTACATCTCAACAGATTGGTTACTTTAGTTTTACGGTAAAAGCTGCTGAAGAAATTAGAGACAGAGTTATGTCAAATGAAAACATAAGCAAGGAACAAGTAAAGATTATGTTCCCCTACTTTTCTACGTTACATAGTTTAGCATACAGACGATTACAGTTACAGCAGGCACAGATCATGGATGATAATGATTATGCAGAACTATCACGCATGACAGGACATGAATATGTAAACAAGATGCGTAAAGGTAATGGTGTAGATATTGCCATGCCAACAGCAAAGAGTGAGTATCAAGACATTATTAATTTAGCATATGCAAAGTATCCTGATGATGAAGATAGGTTGCCTAAAATATTTAGAGAAACAACACTCAACAACTACGGCGCACGGAACATGATAGAGCAAATGGATTTAGACTTGCGTAAGTTTAAAGAAGACAGAGATAAGTACGAGTACGTTGATTACTTTATAAATTTTATAAAAAATAAAAATGCACCGCAGTTAAAATATTTATTTATTGATGAAGCACAGGATCTATCTGCGCAGCAATGGCAAGTGGTTGACATGCTACAAAGAGAATCTGGTGCAATAGAAACATATGTAGCTGGGGATGATGATCAAGCTATCTTTCGTTGGGCAGGTGCAGACATTGAACATTTTATAGCCATGGCTAATGATGATAACAACACGATCATTCCTCTTACACAATCGTATCGTATACCTGTAAGTGTGCACAATATTGCCACAAAATTAGCACAGTCTATATCGCAAAGAATACCAAAAGAATACAGACCTAGAGATGAAGAAGGAGTCAGAAAAGTCTTAAATATCAGACCTTTAAACAAAGGATTGGTAGAAGGTGAGTGGCTTATTTTATGTCGAACACATGAGATTGTGAAGCAAGTTTCTGAATCTTTAGAAGCATATGGTTGGTTGTATAAACGCTATGGATCATCCGTTATTAGTTTTAAATATATCGAAGCTATCAGAGCATGGACCAAGTTACAACGAGGTGAAGAAGTATCAGGTGTTGATTGTGATGTTTTATATCATCACATGGATAGCACACGTATTAAAAGAAACTACGGTGTCTTTAAAGGACAACACGAAGGTTCATATAATTTAGAAACATTAATAAAAGATTATGGTCTGCGTGAAGAAGTAAAACTATCAAGTACAAGAACAGCAAGTGTTAGAGATATAACCTGGTACGATATGTTAAACGGAAAAGGTTTGCGTAAAAGAATACCATACCTACGTTCTATTATGCGTTCAGGAAATAAATTAGATGCAGTACCACGTATCGAAGTATCTACCATACACGCAAGCAAAGGTGGGGAGAGAGATAATGTTATGTTAATAACTGATTTATCTTATGGTCCTTACAAGTCATCAACAGAAACACAACAGGGCAAAGATGATGAAGCCAGAGTGTTTTATGTAGGTGCAACAAGAGCGAAGAAAGAATTACATATTGTTCATCGGACGGAAGGACAGTACGAATACGAACCTATATTTTTTTATGAACGACAAGCAAGTTGAAGACTTTATAGATAAACTAAACAAGCAAGCTGCGAAGCATCTTGTGAAGTTAGGTGTTGGTAAAGACTGGAAAAAGATTTATGAAGGAATGAAAAGAAGAAGGAAGAAACGTGAAAGATCAACCTAATTGGTTTCCCAAAGTACATCGCATGCCTAGTGAATGGGTTATGCCTGATACATTCCCTGATCTATCTGGTTATGACGAGATAGCAATTGATTTAGAGACACGCGATCCTGGTATTAAAGATACAGGACCAGGATACATACGTAAGCACGGCGAAGTAGTTGGTATTGCTGTAGCTGTAGACGGGTGGCAAGCATACTATCCCATTGCTCACGAAACACCGCCCAATATGGATAAAGAGATAGTTACACGCTGGCTTCGTAAGCAGTGTTCATACGAGTCTGTCAACTATATATTTCATAATGCGTTCTATGATGTTGGTTGGTTAACGACAATGGATATTGACATCAAGGGAAAAATAATAGACACTCTAATTGCAGCACCACTCGTAGATGAGAATAGGTTCAGATTTGATTTAAACTCATTAGCAAAAGATTATCTACAAGAGTCAAAATCGCAAGCCCAACTCTACGAAGCTGCAAAGATGTGGGGCCTAGATCCGAAAGGTGAAATGTGGAAGCTTCCCGCCTCACATGTTGGAGAATACGCAGAACAGGATGCCGCTGTAACGCTACGCTTATGGCATCACTTACGTTTAAAGATACAAGAACAAAACTTAATAAATATATTTGAATTAGAAACTGATTTGTTTCCTGTTTTATTTAAGATGAAACAAAAAGGTGTTAGAGTTGATTTAGACAAAGCGGAGACAATTAAGAATGACTTACAAGAACAAGAAAACAAATTACTCAGATCCATTAAAAAACTTTCTGGAGTGGACGTCGAAGTCTGGGCTGCCACCAGTGTGGCAACGGCGTTTGATAAACTTTCACTGCCGTATGATCGTACTCCAACAGGACAACCAAAGTTTGACAAGAACTTTCTGTCGACACATGATTCCCCTCTCGCTAAAATGGTTGTGGAGTGTCGTGAGATTAACAAAGCGAGAACCACGTTCATTGAGAGTATCACCAAGCATTCGTACCGAGGCAGGATACATGCTGAGATCCACCAAATGCGTTCCGACCAAGGAGGAACAGTAACAGGTAGGTTTAGTTATAGTAATCCGAACTTACAGCAAATACCAGCACGGCACGGGATCCTCGGACCCCTGATCAGAAGTATATTTATACCTGAAAAGAATTGTGAGTGGGGTATCTTTGATTACTCGCAACAAGAACCACGGCTCGTGGTTCACTACGCAAGCCTACGTCATTTTACAGGTGCAGATAAGTTTGTTGATTCATACAATGAAGATGAGACAACGGACTTTCATACGATGGTATCGGAGATGGCTGACATCCCTCGTAAACAAGCAAAGACAATTAACCTTGGTTTGTTTTATGGTATGGGTAAAGGTAAGCTGATGTCACAGCTCGGTGTTGATCAAGAGACAGCGAGTGATCTTTTGGCAGCCTACAATGATCGTGTACCTTTTGTTAAGCAATTGATGAATGATACAATGAACAAAGCTGGTAAGAAGGGTTATCTATTTACACATGAAGGCAGACGTTGTCGGTTTGACTTGTGGGAACCTACGAATGAATGGGGTAAGAAAGCACTGCCCTTGGACCAAGCACAAAGAGAATATGGCGAACATATGATTAAACGTGCCTGGACATACAAAGCTTTAAATAGATTGATACAAGGCTCTGCGGCTGATCAAACAAAGAAAGCGATGTTAGAATTAGCCAAAGAAGGCTACCTGGCTCACATACAAGTACATGATGAACTTGACTTTTCTGTTGCAAGCGATGCAGATAAGGCTAAGATTAAAGACATTATGGAAAACTGTGTTGAACTAGCCGTCCCAAGTAAAGTCGACGTTGAATGCGGTGACAACTGGGGCGATGCAGGTGATTAAAACATTTATATTAGTTGTAAGTTTGTGGGGTTATAATGGTAATGCATGGGTATATACTGGTAATCAGATGGTGCTCAAAGAACCAATGCCCAAGGAACAGTGTGAAACAATCGCGGCTAACTGGCAAAAGTTTGAGATGAATAAGTATTTTCGTTTTTCTATAGAATGTATTGAAGATATTAGAAAAGAAACTTGACACTCCCATTAAATTAGATTAAAGAAACAATTAAATGAGAATGGTGCAACATTCTCGGAGTATGGCCGAATAACTGTAACAAGGTAGTAAGGCATGGTCTTCACAAGGTATGGTCGCATGACTGAGGGTGTGAGGGTTGGTACTGAAGTAGTAGTTAAGCTAGGACAGTTTGACTTGTCGCGAAAAGGTTGGGGGTAGTCAAAGAATCCCCCTACTCACTTTTAGAAAGGATAAAGCATGAAACTTAAAAGAGAATATGAGATGACGTTCAAAGAAGGATTTCGTCTTGGGGTTCGTTTAACGCGAGCGAAAGCGTATATAGAAAATGCACGCGATGCAAAGAGACTTGATGATGATGCAATGGCAAAACTTTTTATGGAGTTTGCTCAAGATTGGAGTGAGTTGGCACGCAATGCAGGTAGGAAGTTTACACCGACCGCGGCTCACGACCCAGAACAGTCTGCTTTCGATTTTGGTGACATTGAAATGCAGGAGCATTTATCAAAGTTGCCATTTAAATTAAAGGAGACAGGATGAACATCAAGAAGTTTAAAAGTGTGGCAGTCGCCATTGATACTTATAAATTGTTGAAGAAGATAGCCGCCGCCGACGATAGGTCGGCAGGTATGCAAATAACGTATTTAGTAAAACAAGAAGCAAAGAAAAGAAAACTAGCAGCATGAGAACAGACACACTAATGCCAAAATTTAGGTCGTATAGAAAATTTAAACCAGAATGGAAGTATGAGAAGAAGTGTTGCAAAGAGTGTGATAGAGAGTATCTCACGGATAATATGATGGGAACCTATTTAGAAGGAAAGATCTATACCTGGTTCTGTATTCGATGTTACAACTTTCTAAAACCTTAATAATTTGTGTCACGATTGTGGCGTGTGTGTGGTTATGGACCTCGCACTCGCCCTTTCGTTTATATGTAAATGATTGTACAAAGAATAGAATATACAGCACAGAGTATTGTATTTGGATGTACATGGAGATGAGAAAGGAAGAATCATGGCTAAGAAAAATCCTCTTAGAACTCGGCTATTGAAAGAATATGCTAGATTGTCTAAGATAGCGGTACGCGAACCACGGAACGGCAAAGAGATGTTTGTCCGTATGCGTTGGGAAAAGATTAGAAACATATTATGGAGGCGTTATGATTATATGCAGTCATTGTAAAGGGAATGGGTTTATCAAATTATCATTCGAAGCAGAGCAATCCATTGAGCAGTGTACGGTTTGTCACTCACAAGGGGAACTCGATGAAACTAAGTATTACCACCAAACGTGGACAGAGGGCGCTGAAGATTCCATCGCGATCTACTATGGACCTCCCTTGGACCCCGAATCATTCAAAAACTACACGATTTCGGGAGAGTAAGCCTGTTGTAGAAGTTAAAAAGGGACAAGAACCACCCTTTTAGTTGCGTAAAACGCAATAATATACTATATTTAGTAGAAATTTTTTTCATAAAGCCCCTGTTAAGACTCCGATGGTCATACGGGGGTTTGAAAGATGCTTATGAGTGATCAAGAGATTTTAAAGCAGCGAGACTTACTAGACACGCTTCTCGCAACACGGACCAGTCAATACGAACGAGTTAAATCCATCAAAGTTATGGATTCTATTTATTTTAAGAAGAAGTTACCGAAGAATGTAATATTATTCCCATTACAAAGGATCAAACGCTATGTACATCACCCTACCAGACAGTCCAGTAAGAAAAATATTTAAGTGTGATAGTTGCGAAAACTACCACATAAAATTCTTTGATCCAAAGCATGACAGGACATATACCCCATCAGAATGGGAGCAAATAGTTACTGATGGCAAGGATGCTTTGTATAAAGCACTGCGTGTAGTGCGTGAAGATCCTAAGTTTTTTGCATAAACACCCCTTTCTATAGATGTTTTTACCCAGATAGAGTAACACTCTCTTCTACGCTAGAACACAAGTTACCAAGTTACCAAGTTACAACCCTTATCAGCTACCAAATAAAGGTAACTTAGAGGTAACTTACACATTTATAGAAGTTACCTTTTTTATATTTACAAACATAACTCGCATTGCATGAGATGATTAAATATTGTATAGTTTCTGGGAAGAAACATCTATTGAACAGGTGCATTATGGAAGAAAACAAAGAATTACAAGAACAAGTACATATACCAGAAGCGTTGTCAGATGCATTGTTTCACCCTAAGATTACAGGCAAGCAACGTAAGTTTGCATTATTATTAGTTCACTCTGAAGGTTTGCATACTGCTACTCATTGTGCGATTCAGGCTGGGTACGCAAAAGATTCTGCCGTTGTGAGAGCCAGCGAACTTCAGCATCCTGAGAAATATCCTTTGGTTGCAAAAGCAATTGAATCTGAGAGGCGAGCTATTGTTGAGAGATACAAATGTACTCAGGAAAGATCATTGTCTACATTGGCAAGAATTAGAGATAAGGCTAGTGAGTCAGGAAACTGGAACGCTGCCGTAGCTGCGGAGACCAGGCGTGGTCAGATAGCTGGGTTGTATGTGGACAAGAAAGAAATTCTTACAGGTACGATTGATTCGATGTCGAGAGATGAGGTAGAGAAGAAACTGCAAGACTTGAAGGAGCAGTACAGTATTGAAACTTCGTTTGAGGAAATTAAAGAATTAGAAAATAAGTCTTGACTATAAAATAGAATGGGACTATATAGGTTTTAGAGCATCTAAACACTGGCGACTGTGGATATACTGGGTCGCACTTGTTAGTCTTGTATATTCATTTGTTCTCTAGTAGCCGAGCTAGTTCCCTTCGGCAAGAAAAGGAGAAAGTATGTTAGCTATAATTAGACCAGACTTGTATGAGTATACTGCATTACCTATGACAGACGATTTGTTCTGGCGTAGAGTAGAAAACTTGAGGCGTGCAGCGCTGACTGCTGAAGACTTTGAGTTTAGGTTGTTGTATTATAATCAAATGATGGAACTAATGAAGAGGTGTCCATGAAGGAAATGGTATTTGGATTATTAATATTAGGTGGCTTCAAAGTATTAATTATTCTTGCTTGCTTACTACTTGGCTTGTTGTATATTTTGTGAAACCCGAGAGTAAATTTTGGAAACAGGTAAAAGAAAATTTGCCTGATATTCACTGGACTAGGTTTGAAAACTGGGCAGCGCAGGGTGTACCAGATTGTTATGGTATTTGTGATGGTGTATCAATTTGGGTGGAGCTAAAAGTAATTACAAGTAATAAAATAAATTTAAGTCCCTTTCAAAAATCGTGGAATTTTAACCATAGTTTACAAGGCGGAAGGAACTTTATTATAGCCACGACCTTCCCTCAAAGCTTACTGTATATCTTTGGGGGTATCGTGGCTCCCTCCATTGGCTCCATTGCCAACCTTCCCCCAGACCATTGGGTAGTTGACATGGTGCACGACCAGCGTCCCTGGCAGCAGGTGCGGGAGATCTTGCTCCATTGCCCATTGCCGTCAAACGTCAAGCCCAGCCTATAGTTTAGTTCGCATGTGTCCCAGCAGCTGATGCAGCTCACCTTCGTTCCATTGCCCAGAAACCCTAGCATTTCTCTACCATTAGTTATCCTGGTGTCCCGCAGCGGAACCTGCCAGGAAGCTACGCTGGTAACTCCATTGCCCATCACCGTGATCCACGACCTCTGGTACTATAGTAAGTTCAGGACTGGCAGCACCTGCAGCTCAGGAGCTGAAGTGCTGGTAAATTATTTACCAATTAACTCTTGACTATCTAATAAGATGGGACTATATAGATACATGTGGCTACTGAATCCGTTTAGAAGTTTTGCAAACGGCTACACAAATTAGGGGCTGATAAGCGTACATAAGGAATCCGAGCGTCAGCCCCACTAGAAAGGAACAACATATGCATATTGCATCAGAAAGAAGCACCAACCCGCGGTGCGTAGACTTAGTACAAGAACAGTGGAAGCAGAGACAGCAGGACCTGAAAGACCCTGAGTACGAGGCGCTTGGCTTCGACTATGTTGAACCGCATACATGGGACAACCAACCAGAGGGCTACTGGCGTTGGCAGTTTAGCTGGGGCGGACCCAGCGATGAGCTCCGCGGGTATGTTAACGAACACCGCGAACTACATCGCTTAGAATACTGGTACCTGGACTGGGGAGATGGCGCGCATGTGCTGGTGAACCAGGACGCAGCTGCCTGGACACAGATGCAGGAAATGGTGCATTGTTCATGAACTGGATGATAATCACAGGTCTATTATTATTGTTTGCAGCATCCCCGCCAGGGCTGCTGCTGCTGAAGATTGTTGTGCATGTGCTTTGAGGCGCATTGCGCATTGCTGCGACTCAGGTCGCGCGTTACTATAGTTAGTTTAGCTGCAGCAGGTAACGGGGGTGGCACGGAAGTTCCTGTGGAAAAAAAAAAATAAAATAAACTATTGACTTCTAATAAAATGGGATTATATAAGATATATTAACTAGAAAGACGAAAGGAAAATAAAATGTCAAAAGCTGTTAATATAATTGAAGTACTAGAAAAGGCACAACAAAGCCCAGCTAGTGTAAGTAAAAGAAATAAACAAGCTATCGTTGACGCTTATGGTCGAGCGTTGACAATGCAGAAAGTTCTAGCAGACTTTATTAAAGTCAACAGACAACTGATGATAGACTTGTCTATGAGCGAGAACGCTAATCTATTACATGGGAGGGATTACTCACTTCATGTTTCACAAAAACTCGGTGCTAAGATTGACACGCAGTTGGTCAAGGAGAAACTTGGCGAGATTGCGTATCATCAATGCAAAGTACCAACGCAATATAAACAAATACAAGCTATGCCTTTATCGGAAAGCACAGTATCACGAAACAAAAAAGCTACGATCGATGAAGTAGCTGATTTCAGAATTTCCGCTTAGTTCCAATCATGCCTAAGCGGAAAACAAATTGTCAACTTTAGTTCAGTCGACAATACATCGCATCGCTCTACCGAGCGGTGCGGTTATCCTTTATTAGTATTACTGTCCCCCCGCAGAAGCAGACTGAAGTTCCATTCCATTGTTCTTTACGCAGTCGGTTGGTCGCCTTATTAGTATTAGCGTTGCACGGCACACACCTCTGAAGAGCAGTTGTCAAGTAAAAAGTTATTAAGAAAAAAAAGAAATAAAGTTCTTGAGTATAAGATAAAATGGGAGTAATGGTTTCTTATCATTAACAAAGGAGAATATATGCCGAATAATGATAATGACTTAAGAAACAGATTAGCTGTTTTAGAAAATCAATTAGGATTAAGGAATGACAATGGTATCGCTAGGAATAACAACAATACTGATATTCAAGGCGATTTGTTTGGTAATTCTGGTAATCTTAATTGGAAGGCTCTTTATAAACTATTAGAGAGCGAGGTTGAGGAATTGGCTTTCAACCCTAACGCACCTCAATTCGTTAAGGATTGGGCTAATGGTTTGATAGCTAAACTCAGAACGAAGGTGAGTCCACGCGATTTACTTTAGTAATTAATTGCAATTAATTATAAAAGGCAGGGTAATACCTGCCTTTTTTTATGCAGCACAATCACCTGCAGCCAGGACTGGCAGCCAGTTTCTCCAGGCAGCACCAGCTTCCTGGATCCTGAGATGGTAGTTTTCCTGAGTACCAAATCAACATCTAGGTACTTAGCGATATGCCTCATACAACATCTAGCCCCCACACCTCCACAACACCTCGACAGTTCTTTGGTTTGGCTCGGTTGCCTTTAGTCGAAGTTTTACACAAACACAAAGTATGATATAACTTTTTTATGATTTCTGAAAAAATTCCAACTGACTTACTAAAATACGAATTACGAAAATTACAAATAAAAGTTGCAGAGGAGTCCCGTTCCTCCTATTTAACTTTTGTAAAAAAAGTTTGGCCTGACTTTATTGCAGGCAATCACCACAGAATATTTGCAAAGAAACTCGAAGATGTTTCACGTGGAAAAATAAAAAGATTAATTGTCAATATGCCACCAAGACATACAAAGTCTGAGTTTGCATCTAACTTGTTTCCTGCGTGGATGATGGGTAGGAATCCTAAGCTAAAAATTATACAAACTACACACACAGCAGAACTATCATATAACTTTGGTAGAAAGGTTAGAAACTTATTTGATCAACAAGAATTTAAAGATGTTTTTCCTGAAGTAAATTTATCACAAGATTCTAAAGCAGCAGGTAGGTTCACAACCAATAAAGGTGGTGAATACTTTGCAGCAGGGGTCGGTGGTGCGATAACAGGGCGTGGTGCTGATTTGTTAATTATTGATGATCCACATTCCGAGCAAGATGCTCTCAGTCAAACAGCTATGGACAACGCCTATGAATGGTACACGTCAGGACCTAGACAACGTTTGCAACCTGGCGGTTCTATCGTCATTGTCATGACAAGATGGTCCACAAAGGATCTTACAGGTAAATTATTAAATGCACAATCAAACGAGAACTCCGATCAGTGGGACGTGGTCGAGTTTCCAGCCATACTGAATGACAAACCGATGTGGCCTGAGTTTTGGAACTTGCGAGAACTAGAAGGTGTCAAAGCATCCTTATCGGAGCAAAAGTGGCAAGCACAATGGCAACAAGCGCCAACGTCTGAAGAAGGTAGTATTATCAAACGTGACTGGTGGAAAGTATGGCCGAAAGAAAATATACCTGATTTAACACACGTCATACAAAGTTATGACACAGCGTTCAGTAAAAAAGAGACAGCCGACTTTAGTGCGATAACAACGTGGGGCGTCTTTAAGCCCGTGGAACACGGACCCTATCATATTATTTTGCTAGACATGCGGAAAGGTAGATGGGATTTTCCTGAATTAAAAGAGATAGCGCTAGATGAATATAAATACTGGGAACCCGAAACAATCTTGATAGAAGCGAAAGCATCTGGTATGCCCTTAACACAGGAGCTACGACAATTAGGAATTCCTGTAGTTACTTATACGCCTAGTAAGGGCAATGATAAGCACGTACGTGTTAACTCCGTAGCTCCCATTTTTGAATCAGGGCAGGTGTGGTGCACGGAAGATAGGTTTGCCGAAGAAGTTATTGAAGAATGCGCCGCTTTCCCTTATGGTGAGCATGATGATTTAGTTGATTCAACAACGCAAGCGTTGCTTAGGTTTAGACAGGGTAACTTTATCCAACTGGATTCTGACTATCAGGATGAACCTTCACTTATTGAACCCGCAAGGAGCTATTACTGATGATATACGGAACAAGCCAAGCTTTGGAAGATGCTAAAGATAGAGAGTTTAAAGGATCTGTAATAGATTCAGCCATAAAAACGGCCTATCCTTATTTAGCACCTCCTATAAAATATCTTTATGAAAAAGGAATAGCACCTTTACTTGAAACAGAGACAGCAAAAACAGCAGGTAGAACATACGATAACCTCGCACAGGGGTTTGGTACACTGGCTAATACACCTGGTATCTTTGGATCTAGTTTTTTAACTTTAGTATCTCCAGAGCTTGTACCAACAAAAGAAAGTGTGGAAGCAACTGAAGGACAGGGGCTTGCAGGTGGTGTAGAAAGAGGAAAGATTGCAATACAAGCAGCAGGAGAATTTATATACGGCGATGCTAGAACAGGCATGGATAAGTTAGCTAATGGTGCAGATTTCTATAATGACTTAACGTCAGCAGAACGTATAGGAATAAGAGCTTTACCTTTTGATACGATACCTATCTTTGGATCTATTAGAAAAACGTTGATGAAGAATAGCAAAAAAGTTGCAAATTATTTTCAAGGTTTAGATGATGAAATTTTAAAAAAAGATATTGAAAAAGTAAAAATAGATTTTGATAGAAGCATGGGGGCTGCTCAAACCCCAAAAAGTGATTTAAATAAATATACCCCTATTAAAACTAATAGGGAGCAGATAGATGAGTCGATAGACAAACTATCTGGTAAAAAAAGTATTAATGAAATTAAAGATGAAGTTAATCAATCAATGGCAGATAAGGGATACTCTGATGTTGACTTAGAACCTAACATAGGATTAGCATCTGATCTACTTGAAGAAGTATCCGTTAAAGGTCTTCCTAAAACAACTTTTGGTGATCCATCTAAATTAGAAAAAACTATTAATGGTAAAGTATATGTTAATGTTGGTGGTAGACCTGTATTAAAAGAAGATGCTATACTACAAACTAAAGTTTATACAGATACCTACAAAGGTGTAAAAGGAGACACTCAAAGACAAAGAACTTCTAAATATTATAATCTTAAAGATAGAGAAAAAAGTTTAATTAGAGAAAAACCCAGGGTTGAAGATGAAATAACAGGGGAGAATAGAGTTTTAATAGGAGGAATTCCTTATCCTTACGATCAAACTCAACTTGTAACTGGTTCTGGTGGTAGAACATATAGAGTTTTAAAACCTGAATTTAGTACTCAAATTACAAAAACAGAAAAAGTAAATGAAATAAATAATGGTTTATCTGATTTTTTAGAAAAAAACCCTGAGTACAAACAAGTTACAGAAAGTAGAATGGCTTCAAAAGGAACTTGGGATTCATTAACACCAGCATTAAATAATCATTTTAATACAGATTTTGTAACAGAAACTTGGCAAAAATATTTTAAAGACAACTTCGGATCTTCTGTAGATAAACCAAGAATAAATTCTGCAACTAAGCAAGAAGAGTATGCTACTGTGATAGCTAATGCTTCCGATGGAAAATATACTAAATCGGATTTAATGAGAGGTCCTTCTGAATTTAAATTTATGAATTTTATCAGAACTACTTTTCCAACTTTAGGGGAAGATCCAACTAAGTTTAATAAAGCATTACCTTTTAATTTGTTAGATAAAGAAGGTACACAGATTTATGATATGTACCAGAATTTTAAAGTCATGGATGAAAAGAGAAAAAAAGTTCAGGACTTAGTACAACCTTTTTTAAAAAAAATGTTTCCTGGTGACACTAGAAATTCTCAAATTCATTTAGCACATACTTTTGAAAAAGGGCAAATGAATCCAAACTTTTCTACGTTTGATATAGAAGACTTTGAAGAGTTTATTGGTAAAGGAGGGGATACTGATTTTTTATATTTAGATATAGGAAAAACAAACATGTCTCAATCCACTTTAGAATCTAAAGGTCAAGCAACAGCTAAGAAACTTAGAAAAGATGATTTAACTTTAGAGGAAAGAGTAAACCTTTTACAAGATCAATTAGATGTTGATGAGGTAATGACTTCTCAAGGTATGGAGGGTAGTCTTGGAGGTCAGTTAGGACAGAGAGATACTTTAGCAAATAAATTACAATTATTAAGTGACAAATATTTACAAATAAATGGTAAAAGACCTCCTGAACAAAAACAAATAAATAAAGCAATTGAGATATTAACTGAGGGTGTAACAGACATGAATAAAGGTGGAATAGTAAACGCGGCCGACGTTCAGTATGCCGCTCCTGGTGGTTTCTTCTCCAGGATGTTTGGAAAGCCACCGCCGTACTTAAAAGAAGAAATAGCAAAGACGGATATTTTTACACCAACAATAAAACAAAAAGCAACACTCGAGGCTCTCGGACCAGAAGCTACCGCTATAAATCCAGGACAAGTTTTTTATTCTAACTTAGAATTATCTTTATCGAAACCAAACTCTCCTGTGAAGTTTGATTCTGAAAAAGAATTTTATGATTACATAAACGCTGCTGGCATAGGAAGAGACGAGGTCAGTGATGCGCGGATCGCTCCCTATATTTCGGCAAAAGCGAAATCAGGTGAACCTATCTTATCACAAGATATTATACAAATTACAAGTGAGTCGCCTCTTAACCAATTAACAACAGAAGGTTTTGGATTTAGATCCGATAAAATAAATATCGCTAAATCAGATATACCAGAACGATACGATGCACCTGCTATTGAAAGAGGACAACCTGTTTTCAAAGAAGCAAGATATGCTGGAACAGGATTGATGCCTGGTTATCTTTCAGGTTCTTATAGGGAACGAGTATTGAAAATTGATTCGGATAAGTTTCGAGGAGATCCAGGAACTCTACCAAGTGGAGCATCAAATCATAACTTTGGTGATAACTACACACTTGCGTGGGGAAGGGCCACGGACCGTCCTGCTATAATCAATCCAGGCGAGACAGTAGACAAAGCAACAGGTACAATTGTTAATCCACTAGCAGTTACCGATACAAAAAAATTACAAGACATTGAAGCAAAGATACAAAGCTTGGTCGATGATCCGTTGACCAATGTTGATCCAAATGACTTCCAAACTATTTCACAAGCTGTCGAGGCACTTGTACAAAAATCAGGTGGACGTTTATCGTATGATAAAGCAAAGCAAGCAGTAGATGCACAAATTGTACAAAAACAAAAACAGTTAAGAAAACTACAATCGCAGTTTGTGGATGAAGAAAAAAGATTAGAGTCAATTAAAGATGTAAAACCACAAAACGTTACCATGACGTTTATTGATGAGATTCAATCGGATATTGCACAAGCGGCAACAAGAAAAGCAAGAGAACTAGCTATTAAACTAGACGTAATGGCAGAACAAGGAATTGGTATAGAAGCGATGGAGGAAGGTATTAACAGAGACCTGATGCAATTCTTTGCAGACAACCGAAGTGTAGCACGTCCTGTAGGCGCAACTAAACTAGAGTTGATGCCTCAGTATAATGAATTAATGGCGTTTCAAAAACAATTTAGTGAGATGGCAAAAAAACCGCCATACGCTTTAGCACCGCAAGATTTTGCGATGTACGAAAACTTTAAGAAAAGACAAACAGAGATTATTGATTCGATGGCTGATGAGATTAGTAGTCAGTTAATGAAAGCTCTATATCCCGATGTACCACTAAAAGACAGAGGAGCGTGGAGTGATGCTGTTCTTAAACAACAGCTATACGAAGCAGCTCATCGCTTGTTTGTAGAAAAAGATCCAACAGCACCAACGTATTTGGGTGTAGCATCTGGAGATATTGTAGCAGGAAAAGCGTATAACCAAGCAGGTGATACGGCAATGAACGTTAATGAAAGATTGTTAGATAAACAAGATCGTATCTTAAATTATAAACAAGCTTTACGAGAAAATATTAATACAAACGTTTCTCTGGGTAATAGTAAATATCCTGGTGTGGGTACTCATGAATTTTATGGTGGACCAAGATCAAGAGCATGGAACGAAGAAACAAATCAAGTAGGTGGACACTACACGTCTGATATTGAGAGAAGCATGAGAAAATATGCAGATGACAATAATTCTAAAATGGTCGTTGCTAATGTGGCAGTGGGTGAATCTAGAAGTGAAACGGTATATAATATCATCAATCAGACTACAGGTGATGTCGTAGGTCAGGGGGACACGTACCGACAAGCAGAAGCTATAGCAAACGATTTGGTAGATAATGCAGGCGGAAGATATAAGATTAAAAAAGAAAGAGATAAAAATTTTGAATCAGAACCTGTTTTCGCTATTGAATTAACTAAAGAAATGCTACAATTAAATAAGATTTATAAATAAGGAAAGAAATGGCTATCGAAAAAGATTCTGTATATAGAGATCAAGAAAAAATTGCTGAAGCTTCAGCAGAAAATATGGGTTTAATTGACATTGACGTAGCAGATAATACGTTTAGCGATGTCACAATGTTAGAAGATGGTTCCGCTGTTATTGGAGAACAGGAACTAGAACAAGAGATTTCATTTGATTCTAACCTTGCAGAGTTCATGGATGACAGTGACTTAGGTGTTGTCTCGAACGATGTTATGGAAGGATTTGAAGAAGATAAAGCTTCAAGAAAAGAATGGGAAGAAACATATAAAAAAGGATTAGGTTTACTTGGATTTCAATACAAAGAAAGATCTGAACCATTTATGGGTGCAAGTAATGTTAGTCACCCTGTATTAGCAGAAGCAGTTACACAGTTTCAAGCACAAGCGTATAGAGAATTACTTCCTGCAGGTGGCCCTGTAAGAACACAAATACTGGGTAAAGAAGATGTTTTAAAACAACAACAAGCAGAACGTGTGTCTGAGTTTATGAATTATCAGCTTATGCATGTTATGGAAGAGTATGATCCTGAATTAGATCAGATGTTATTTCATCTACCTTTAGCAGGCTCATCATTTAAAAAAGTTTATTTTGATACAACTATTGGAAGAGCTGTTTCTAAGTTTGTTCCTGCTGATGATCTATTAGTTCCTTACACAGCTACTGACTTACAGTCTGCTGAAAGAGTTACGCATGTTCTAAAAAGAAACAAAAATGAAATTAGAAAATTACAAGTGCAAGGTTTCTACAGAGATATAGATATTGAACCTTTTACTGAAGAAGACTCTGTTCTAACAAAAGAGAGAGAAATACAAGGTGTTAAAAAAACTGGATATAATACTAACGAATTTACTTTACTAGAAATTCATGCTGATTTGGATTTACCAGGTTTTGAAAGTGAAGATGGAATTAAGCAACCTTACATTATTACAATAGATGAAGGTTCGGGAAAAGTTTTAGCCATTTACAGAAATTACAAAGAAAACGATCCATTAATGAAAAAGGAACAATATTTTGTTCACTTTAAATTTTTACCAGGATTAGGATTCTACGGCTTTGGTTTAATACATATGCTTGGTGGATTAACAAGAACAGCAACTGCTGCTCTTCGTCAACTTATTGATGCAGGTACTTTATCAAACTTACCAGCAGGATTTAAAGCAAGAGGTCTTCGAGTAAAAGACGATGACACACCTTTACAACCAGGAGAGTTTAGAGATGTAGATGCACCTGGCGGAAACCTACGTGAAGGTTTAATTCCTTTACCTTATAAAGAACCAAGTGCAACGTTATTTCAATTACTAGGATTTGCTGTAGCTGCCGCAACTAAATTTGCAACAGTAGCCGATCAGCCAACAGGTGAGAACATGGGTGGTAACAATCCTGTGGGAACAACCATGGCGTTAATGGAACGTGGTACGAAAGTCATGAGTGCTATTCATAAAAGAATGCACTACGCACAAAAAATAGAATTTAATTTATTAGCTAAAATATTTGCTGAGTCATTACCTCCGATGTATCCGTACGAAGTAGAGGGCAGTCAACCGCAAGTTAAGCAACAAGACTTTGATGGTAGAATAGATATACTACCTGTAAGTGATCCTAATATTTTTTCTGTATCGCAGAGAATTACATTAGCACAATCACAACTACAGTTAGCTCAAAGCAATCCTAAAGCACACAACTTATATGAAGCATACAGACGTATGTACATGTCACTTGGTGTAACAGATATTGCTGCAATTTTACCACCTCCTCCTCAACCAGCACCAACTGATCCAGGAACCGAGAACGCACAGTCATTAAAATCGCAACAGCTAAAAGCTTTCCCTCAACAAAATCATGATGCACATATCAATGCACACCGTGCCTTTATGTCATCATTCTTGGTAAAAAATAATCCTATTGTTATGAGTATATTGCAATCACATATTTCTGATCATGTAGCTTTACAAGCAAGAGAAGTTGTATCAGCAGAGTTTGCAGAACCAATGCAACAATTACAACAAGCAATACAAATGGTTCAGTCAGATGAAGAACAGCAAATGATACAACAACAAATACAACAGATGCAGTTAGAAATAGAATCAGCTATTGCTGAGAAGATTAATGAAATGACTACGCAGATGATTACAGAAGAACAAGAGATGTTTGACACTGAAGGTAGCGACCCATTAATCAGATTAAAAGAACAAGAACTGCAATTAAAAGCAATGGATCTACAACGAAAAGATGAAGAGACAGATCTACGTTTAGCGGTAGAACGTGAGCGAATTGCGTCACAAAGTAAAATAGCGCAAGATAGAATGGATTCTCAAGAAGATATTGCACAATTACGTGCAAATGTTAATCTATCTAAAGCAAAGAAGGTAAAAGATGGTTAATCCAAAAACACCAGCAGAAACAAGGTTATCAGAGTTCTTTTCAATGTTATTAGAACTACAAAATTCTTCTTCCAAAAGCAGTGAAGATAGTGTACTTTTAGCAGGTGCTATGGTGGGCGTAGCGCAAATGATTCTGTACGATCATTTAGTTCCTCTGGAAGCAGATAACATAATGAATCACAATACAGCTGATTTTATAACTTTAATTAAACCAACGATACACTGATATGAGCATAAATAAACCAGGAAAAAAAACAGGTAAGACTCCAAAAGGAGCAGCAGGAAATACAGAATCTGTAGATAAACAAATGGATGACGTAATAGAATCACTATTATCAGGCGCTAAAGCTAATCCAATATCATCTGGGGTAGGAAAATTAGGCAGGAAAGCTGTAAGCCAAGCATTACAAGCTTATCGAAAAGAAAATCCTAAACTTATGCCTACAGTTAAATTACCCGAAAGAAAAGTTCCTAAAGGTGAAAAACCTAATATGCTTGATGTAGCAGGTGGGGCTACAACACTTAGGGTTGCAAAAGGTGGTATGGTTAGAAAGAAAAAACCAACTAAAAAATCTAAAGTTGCAGGAAGAGCCGCGAAACGTGGTTACGGAATGGCCAAACGAGGTAAGTAATGGGTAAATTTAAAGACCAAGATCTTGATAATCAACAGAAGAAAAAAGTAGTAAGTGATTTTGTAAAGAGAAGACAGCAATTAAGCGGCGCAGACTCATCATTATCTAAAATAAGCACTATTAAAGATATTAATATGGATACCATCTTTAAAATATTTGGCAAAAAACTTGCTAAAGGTGGCTCTGTAAAGAAAAAAAAGAAGTTTCCTGACCTAAGTGGTGATGGAAAAGTCACTAAAAAAGATATTTTAATGGCTAAAGGGGTCATTAAGAAGAAAAAAGGCAAAAAAAAGGCAAAAAAGAGAGGATAATATGGCACTAAACAACCCAAAACCTAAATTTATCAATGGTTCTTTGTATCCAAATGCAAAAATGACTGTTTCTACTGACATGAATCCTTACAAAGGACCTCATGTTAATAAAACAGCTATTGCAGACGTATATAGTGCGTCAATGGAAGGTCCAAAAGTTACACAAAACTTAGGATCTGGACCAAAAGGTCAAAGAAGTAAGGTTCAGATAAAAAAAGTAGCTTTCAAAGGCTTAAAATAGTATAATTTCGCTTTAATAAAGGAGGTTATATGAACCTATTAAAAGATCTATGGTCACATGTTAAAGAGTGGTCAGAATGGAAAATGAAGGACTGGATCAAGGCGGCTATTGTAGCTATTATTGTTATCTGGGTAATTAGCTGGATGACAGGCGGAGCAGCATAATGTTTCAGGTTCTCGGTGGACTACTTGGTGGTAAAGGTGGAGCCTTAAAAACCATTGCTAAAGTGGTCGATGAGATTCATACATCAGAAGAAGAGAAATTAGATAAGAAAATTTTAATGCAACGCATTCAACAAAAGCTTGCAGAAAAACAATTAGATGTTAATGCAAAGGAAGCCAGCCATCGCAGCGTATTCGTTGCTGGCTGGCGACCAGCGATTGGTTGGTGCGGAGCCCTTGCTTTATTTTTTCGCTTTATCCTATCTCCTTGTATTGATTGGTATGCAAAATTTTCAGGTATGGATATTGTACCGCCTGCCATAGAAACTGGGCCCCTTCTAGCAATTGTCACTTCAATGCTCGGCGTATCGGGCCTTCGCACCTTCGAAAAGGCAAAAGGATTAACTAAGTAATGGGTAAATTGTGTGCAAGAGGTAAATCAGCCGCTAAACGTAAGTTTAAAGTATATCCGTCAGCATATGCTAATATGTACGCAAGTGCAGTGTGTTCTGGAAAAGTAACACCAGGTGGAAAAAAGGGCAAAAAAAAGGCAAAGAAAAAAGCTAATGGGGGAATGATAAATCAACTCTCGCAACAACGAAAAAGAGTTTCAAATTACAATCAAGGCGGCGTTGCTAAAGGTTGTGGTGGTATTATGGAAGACAGACGTAAAGTAACTGCGTTTACGTAATGGCTAAAAAAGGATTAAGAGCTTGGGTCGCTGAAAAGTGGGTAGATATAGGAGCACCTAAAAAAGATGGCAAGTATCAACCTTGCGGAAGAAAAAAAGGTAGTAAAAGAAAATATCCAAAATGTGTTCCTTTAGCAAAAGCTAGAAGTATGAGCAAAGGTCAGAAAGCTAGTGCAGTGAAAAGAAAAAGAGCTGCTGGTAATCCTGGAGGTAAACCAACTAACGTAAAAACATTTAAAGCAAGTAATGGTGGTTTAGCATTAAGAGGTTATGGAGCAGCAATTAGATAATGCCTTTTCGTTCTGCAAAACAACGGGCATACTTATACGCAAATGAACCAGAAATTGCTCAGAATTGGGCAGAAAAACATGGGAATAAGGTTGTAAAAAAAAGTAAGGGAGGTTATATAAGGGTAACTCCAAGAGGTTTTGGAAGAATGTTAAAAAACAAGAGACCGAAAACAAAAATATTTAGATGACATACGACGAATTAGCTGGTTCCGTAAAATTATCAGAGGGTTTTAGAGATCACGTATACATGGATACGGAAGGATTTCGCACGATTGGCTGGGGTCATAAAGTAGTACATGAAGATAATTTTGAAGATGGTAAAACATATACCAAAGAAGAACTACAAGAAGTATTTGATAAAGATTTAAACAAAGCAATTGGTTTAGCACGACAACTTATGGAAGAAAATAATGTGTCAGATTTGCCTACAACTGCTCAACATACCATTACCGAAATGGTATTTCAGCTTGGAAAGTCAGGTGTTTCCAAGTTCCGTAATATGTGGAAAAACCTGCAGGACCGAAATTTTGAAGGTGCGAGTTTAGAGATGTTGGATTCGAAATGGAATCGTCAAACTCCAAATCGCTGTAAAAAATTATCGGATCAAATGAAATCATGCGCTTAGAAAACTTTTTTACACATTACAAAAAACAACTAAAAGCTAGACAAGAGACCATAAGACAAGGCTATATGTAGTGGTGTAAAAGATTGGGACGAATATCGGTATTTGACTGGTAAACTTCGTGGTCTTGAAGAAACTGAACAGGAACTCGCGGACCTGCTGAAGAAAACGGAGCTAGACGATGACGACTAAACCTAAATTAATTGTACCTAAACATGTTTGGGATGGTGCAGAAAAAGAAAAAGAAAAAAAAGAACTAGAGAAAATTCCTCAGCCTGTCGGTTGGAGAATAGTTTTATTTCCCTTAAAATTAAAAGGTAAGACAAAAGGTGGTGTTATTCTTACTGATGAAACAGTAGAAGAATCACAAATAACAACAAATATTTGTAAAGTCTTAAAGACTGGATCTTTGTGTTACAAAGATAAAGAGAGATATCCTGATGGTCCTTGGTGTAAAGAGGGCGATTGGGTTATAATAACTCGTTATTCAGGATCAAGAGTAAAGATTGATGGTGGTGAGTTACGTATAATCAACGACGATGAAGTACTGGCAGTTGTCGATGACCCAAGAGATATTTTGCCAGCTAATTTAATGTAACATGGAGAATTCTATGCAAGAAGTACAAACAAAAAAATCAGAAAAATTAGTTCCAATAGATACATCGGGAAATGCTGTAGACGTTGAAGTAAAAGAAAATGAGACTTCTACTGTCCCAGTAAATGAAACGGATCCTATTGTAGAAGTTTCTGGAGAAGAAACTAAAACTGAAACAAAATCTGAAGAGTTAGAAGAGTATAGTGCGGGTGTAAAAAAACGTATTGATAAACTAACTAAGAAAATGCGTGAAGCAGAACGTCGTGAAGAAGCTGCAATTGAATACGCAAGAAAAATTCAAAACCAACAAAAAGTTTTACAATCTCAACTTAATCAAAAGGATGCTTTGTTTGTTGAAGAAGGTACAAAAAAATTAGATGCTCAAGAAGAGTTTGCTAAACGTGCCTTACAGGCTGCAATTCAAGAAGGAGATACAGAGAAACAAGTCGAAGCTCAACAAGCAATGGCTAAAATGGCTATTGAAAGAGAAAGACTTACTGCAGAAAAAATTCAACTTGAAGCTCAAAAAGCTCAACCACAAACACAAGAACAACAATACGTTGAACAGCAACCTGTTGCTCCTCGTCCTAGTGGAAAAGCAAAAGAATGGGCTGATAAAAATGAGTGGTTCAACACTGATAGAGCTATGACCTTTACTTCTATGGAAATTCATAAGGATTTAGTGCAAGAAGGATTTGACGTAGAGAGTGATGAATACTATAATGAAATTGATGCGAGAATTCGCAAAGAGTTTCCTCAAAAATTTGGGGAACAGCCGAAGGTTACTCAAAAAGTTGCCTCTGCTGTAAGAACAACGTCCTCTGGACGCCGCACTGTGAGACTCACACCTTCACAGGTAGCTATCGCAAAAAAACTTGGTGTGCCGCTCGAAGAGTACGCAAAACACGTGAAGGAGGCGTAATATGACTACAGATAGTAAACAAAAAACCTCACGCAAATTAGAGACCCGTGAACAACAAACTCGCAAACGAGGTTGGGTTCCACCATCTAATTTAGATGCCCCTGAACCACCAGAAGGTTTTCACCATCGGTGGGTAAGATTTGAGTATAGAGGAATGGCAGACGATAAGAATGTCACCGCTAGACTTAGATCAGGATATGAACCTGTGAGAGCAGAAGAGTATCCCGACAGATTAGATTTACCTCATTTAACTGATGGTAAGTTTAAGGGTATTATTGCTGTTGGTGGATTAATGTTAATGAGATGTCCGATCGAAACTAAAGACGCAAGAGATGAATATTTTGCTGGTTTAACTAACGATCAACAGAAATCAGTTGACAACGACCTTATGAGGGAAGAGCACCCCTCCATGCCTATTTCGCAAGAAAGGCAGTCTCGGGTAGAATTTGGTGGTAAGAAAAAATCTTGATGAGCAAGATCTATGTTACTACCAACATTGTCTAAAGGAGACAAATTATGGCTAATATAGATGCAGCTTTTGGTCTTCGTCCTTACGAAAGATCAGGCTCAAATTATAATAACCAAGGCGTTAATGCGTATCCTATTAACTTTGAAGGCTCAAGTAGTGGAACAACAAGTTTAATTTGGACTGGAACTCCAGTTATCCCTCTAGCTAGTGGGTTAATAGACGTACCAGGAAACGCCAATGGCGGTACCGTACCTTTATTAGGTGTCTTCATGGGTTGTAAATACATTGCAACTGATGGAACTCCAACATGGGCACCATACTGGCCTGGTTACGCGGCAATTAAGCCGTCAACTGAAGCAATTGCTTATGTAGCAGATAACCCTCATGCATTATTCGTTATTAATTGTAACGGAGCAATGCCTGATTCAAATCTGTTTATTAATGCTAACTTCGCAACAGCAATTACTGGAACTAATACTTCTGGTTACTCTTTAGGAGAACTAGATGTAGGAACAGTAAACACTACAGCTTCATTAAATTTAAAAGTTGTAGGATTTGATGACGAAGCTTCAGTAGCAGAAGGCGCTGTAGATAAAACTGCAGCAGGTCGATTAGCGATCGTAAAACTTAACGTTCATTATATGGACTCAACATCAGGAATATAGGAGATTAGGATATGGCTATTAATAGAGCACAGCTTGCCAAAGAACTAGAACCTGGTTTGAATGCCTTGTTCGGTTTGGAGTACGCACGCTACGAAAACGAAGCAGCTCAAATTTTTGAGCAAGAATCAAGTGACAGAGCTTTTGAAGAAGAAGTTATGCTAGTTGGTTTTGGACAAGCTAATGTAAAAGCAGAAGGATCAGCAGTAGGTTTTGATACCGCTTCTGAATCTTTTACTGCTAGATACACTCACGACACAATCGCTCTAGCGTTTGCGTTAACTGAAGAAGCTGTCGAAGACAACTTGTATGATACTTTATCTGCTCGTTACACAAAAGCCCTAGCGAGATCTATGGCTTACACAAAACAAGTTAGAGGCGCTAACGTATTAAATAATGCGTTTACAGTGACTGGTGGAGACGGCGTTACATTAGCTAACACTGCTCACCCAACAGCACTAGGTGGTACTTTTTCAAATAGAAGTGCAACTGATGCAGACCTTAACGAAACCTCATTAGAACAAGCGATGATTGATATTGCTGGTTTTATCGACGAAAGAGGCTTAAAAATTGCAATGAAAGGACAGAAATTAATAATTCCTGTTAACTTGCAGTTTGTAGCTGATAGAATCTTAGAGTCTACTCTAAGAGTCGGTACTGCTGACAACGACATCAACGCTCTGAAAAATATGGGCATGCTACCAGGTGGTTACACTGTTAACCATTATCTAACAGATACGGATGCATTTTTCATTAAAACAGATTGTCCTAATGGCTTTAAGCACTTCACAAGAGCTGCCCTTGCTACTGGCATGGAAGGTGATTTTGATACAGGAAACATGAGATACAAAGCTAGAGAGAGATACAGCTTTGGTTACTCAGATCCTAGATGTGTTTACGCTTCACAAGGTTCGTAAAAAATACTGGATCCTCCCAGATCAAAGAAGGCGCTTGTAAGAGCGCCTTTTTTGTTTTAAGATACAATTTACTCAAGACTTAACAAGACAACTAAAAGGAGGTTGACATGGGTACAACTACATTTTCGGGACCAGTCAAAGCTGGTACTATAAGAGAAGGAGCAAGTGTTAATACAGGGTTTGTATTAATGGCTCAATCAGCAGTAATCGATATTATCGGTGCAACTGCTACTACAGCAATAGGAATTATTCCTGCTAATTCACAGATTGTGGATGTAATTTTAAATGTTACAACTGTAAACAATGATGGTGGAACTGCTACAGTTCAAGTTGGACATGCAGGTGATACTGATGAGTATCTACCAGCAACAAATGTAAAAGCTTTAGGTACAACTAGAGGTACTATACAAACTGATGGTACAGATATTGGTACATCGGATCAGACTGTAAATGCTGTTTTCACAGCAGGTACGGGTAATGGTACAACAGGTGCTGCTACAGTTACTGTTCTTTACATGCAGAATAACAACTTATCATAAGAGGTTTAAATGGCATTAGTAAAAACCACAGCTGGTGTAGAAACAGCGACGCTAACAAGCACTGGTAATGCTGTAGGAAGTGCAGCAAGACTGTATAATATTTATGCAGTTTGTGCTGGGTCTGCAGGATCTATCGTGTTAAAAAATGGTTCTGGTGGTTCAACACTAGCAACTATTGCAACGCCAGGATCCGCTACAGCTACTATAAATATTGATTTTACAGATGATGGTTTAGACTTTCCAAGTGCTTTACATGCGACGTTAACAAACGTAACATCTGTATTGTTTGTGTATGGCTGATAAGCAACCAAAACGAAATAAAAAAAACTTCCGCCCCACTAAATCTGGGGCGGGAATGACTCGAGCTGGAGTTAAAAAATATAGAGCCATGAATCCTGGTTCTAAATTAAAAACTGCTGTGACAGGCAAAGTTAAAAAAGGATCTAAAGCTGCAAAACGTAGAAAATCATACTGTGCAAGAAGCGCAGGACAAATGAAACAATTTCCAAAAGCTGCAAAAGATCCTAACTCAAGATTACGTCAAGCAAGAAGACGTTGGAAATGTTAAAACTATTTTTTTTATTAGCCTTTATAACAGTTGTTGCTATTTCAACAGATGTTAGAAGTGCAGATACAAATACCGTGTCAGCTCAACGGTAGTGACGGATAAAAGTGTGCCTACCGCAAATGCACCAAGTGTTGTTGTAAACAATTCTGATATTTGTAAAGTAGCAACGTCAGGTGCAATACAAACTAATATACTTGGTATTGCTACAGGCGTAGTAGTAGATGACGAGCTATGTCAATTACTCAAGCTTTCCCGCCAATTATATGCTTCAGGTCTTAAAGTAGCCTCAGTCAGTTTGCTCGCAACAGATCCACGTGTTTTTGACAGCTTAGTTATGGCAGGAACTCCACCACCATACATGGGATCTATTGGTTCTGAAGCTTTGGAGAAATGGAAATCAAATCCAGACATGATACCAGAAGGTAGCACTGTCTTTAAAGATGATGTTTTAAAGATTAATATAAATGAGGATGTAAGCGATGGCGAATTCAAAAAGTTTTTATTTTTGGCTATGGCTATGTATATCGGTCTCCCTATCCTTTTCTAGTAAGGCTGTAGATTGTTCAACAGACACAGTTGGACTATGTACGCCGACTATTGAAGAGATAATAGATGAAGTAGTTACAGAAACAATAGAATATGAAGCAGATGGATATACTGTAACCACAACGACAGAAACAACAACGACAACGACTACAGTCACCAATGAAGACTCAGGTGATTTGTTAGATGGTGATAATGGTTTTGTACAGCCTAGATACGAGGGTGATATGGACCAAGATTTTGGAGGTCAAGGCCCTGCAACTATGCCATCAGGTGGTGGCTGTTATAATCTAGGTACGGATAAATGTGCACAAATAACAGGCTCAGGCAATAGTACAAGCACCATGGGTGTTGAAGGAATGGGAACGACATTTGTCAATACAGTCGATATATCTTCTCTTGATATAGAAAATGGAGGAAGAACTAATTACACAATCAAAGTAGATAAACGAGATGCACAAGATCGTATCTACATGCATATTACAGGTAAGAACGGAAACACCAATGTATTTAGTGGTACAGACATATTATCTGAATCTGGTGTAGCCAGTGGTTATCAAGAATACGAAAATGGTTTTGATTTTGCAGGTACAATAACAACGTTGATAATCGAAATTGGTGGGCGTGATATTAATATGGCAATTGGCCCGCTCTTTGACGATATTACCATAAACGTGCTTTACAATGTAATATCTACAATCGTGCAAGAATCTATTACAAGTGTAGAAATGTGGGTTGCATACGGCGGTAGTACAGAGACAGAAGTCATAGATATAGTAGAGAACATTATAGATCATAATGATTTTAATGAACAACCTGGTGGAGAAATAGAAATAGAACCAATACAGGAGCCAGATTCAGAAGTTTCTTATGAAATGGTAGAGATGGAGATGGAGATGGAAATGCCTGTTATGGAAATAGAAATACCAGAGATGGAGATGGAGATGCCAGAAATGGAAATGGCAAGTGTTGAGACAGAGATAGAAATGGAGATGGAAATGGAGATGCCTGAGCCAGAGGTTGAAGTAGAAACACAACCTGAGCCAGAACCAGAACCAGAAGTAAATGAACCAGAACCTGAGCCAGAACCAGAAGTTTCTGAGCCAGAACAAGAGGAGGTACAAGATGAACCTACTGAAGAAGATACTAAGGAAACTGAACCTACTACGAAAGAGGAGCCTGAGCAGGAAGAAAGCTCACCAGAGGTTGCTAAAGATGAAGATAGCGAAGAAGATATGGAAGAAACAGAGGATAAGGATCAAGACGAGGTAAAAAAAGAAGAGAGTAAAAAAGAAGTCGCAGCTAAAAAAATATTAAAGAAGATGGGTGATAAGGGTAGATATGATTCTGCAAATCAACTAAAAACACTAATTGTCATGCAAGGTATTAGGAAACTCTAAGTCCTTCTTTGAAGCACAACAAAGTCTTAATGACTTAGAAGGATTTTTTACAGACAATGTAATACCTGATGCTGAACTGACAACTAATAACATAGCACAGTATTTTTTATTTGCTGGAAGTGATGGACTTATGGATGAGATGATAATGCAACAATGGCAACAAATTTCGGAATAGCTATGGCAGAGATGGAATTTGCTGGTTTAAAATTTAAAGGCGGAAAAATATTCGTTGTTTTGACAGCACTCGGCACTTTGCTAGGTGGTGCGTGGGGCGTGTTTGAATTTTACAAAGACTATCTTAATATGAAAGATACTATCTCCGCGTATGTAGCTCCTGACCTATCAGAGTTTGATAAGACTATTGCTTTAACTAAAGAAGAAATGAAAAGCAAAACAGAGTTAATACAAACAGAAGTTGAGATGATAATGCAGGAAATGGAAATGATGATGTCAGAAATAAGATTGGTATCGGATGTGGCTAATGAGTTAAAAAATGATTTACGTCAAGACGTAAGAAGAGTAGAAAAAATTGTTAATGATGTAGAACAACAAGTTAAAGAAGATTCTAGAGATAATGCAAAAGATTTAAAAATTACGGTAGATACTATGGAAGAAGATATGTCAAAATTAAAATCTGACTTAGAAGAGAAGATGAAAGAGTTACAAGAAAATATTGATAAACAAATCAAACTCACTCTTGCTAATCCTTTATCACAAATGAAGTAATGGCTGCAAAACTTCCAAACAACGAATATTTTACACCTAAACCTAAAAGGACAAGTATTGGTCATTCTAGTACTTCTAGACCTAAGAATAAAAGAAAGAGGCTATCATGGAAAAAATACAACCGACAAGGCAACAGATAATAGAAGACGTTAGACTTTGGTCTAAGAACTTTTTAGAAGTGTCTAATGTACATTTAGGCGGTGTTCCTGCTTGTCCTTTTGCTAAAAAAGCATGGGCAGATGAAAAGGTTTGGGTGGCTGTAAAAACCAAACACAGTACTTATAAAAAAGAATTAAATTACTGTCTTAAAAATTTAGATTTTACTAAAAAAGAAATATTAATATTTTGCGATCCTTATTACAGTTATTCTCCTGATGAGTTGCATTATGCCACGGAAGAATACAATGAATGGTATAACCAAAAAGACATGTATTTTATGAGTTTTCACCCTCTCAATCCAGCAACCGTAGACGAGCAAGAATTTTTAGTATCTCCTACTTATGAAGTAGAGAAAATGCCTGATTATCCTGACTATAAATATTCTATGATGCTGGTACAAAAGTTCTCGCAATTACAGCAAGCTTCTGATAAATTAAAAAAACAAGGCTATTATAAGCTGTGGCCTAAAGGATATTATCGAGACGTCGTGGTATCTAGAGAAGAAAAATACAAAAAGATCGTAGGAGGTCTATCATGAAGAAAAAAATGGCAAAAGGTGGAGTTGCTAAAATGATGGGCGGAGGTCCCGTTAAAAAAACCGCTAAAATGAGAGGCGGAGGAAAAGTAGTTCAAATGAATATGGGTGGCAGAACAGGTGACATGATGTATTCAAGAGGGTATGGAGTTGGTGAAAAAGGAAAGCGTATGCCTACTGAATTAATGACAGCTCAAGGAATGAAACGAGGTGGCTCTGCAAAGAAAAAAACAGCAAAGAAAAAAACTAAAAAACAAGGATACAAAGATCGTAAAGATGAGTCTATTGCTATGCGTATTAAAAAGAAAAGAACTAAAAAACAATTAAAAGCAAGCAGAAACGAATCTTATGGTAAGTTTGGTAGTAAGGCTCGTAAAAAAGGCAAGATTAATAGATAATGCCAACCTATGCTAGCACAGCAAATTTTGACTTTTCTATAGATGAAATAGTTGAAGAGGCTTTTGAACGATGCGGTTTACAAGATCGTAGTGGCTACGATATAAAGACCGCGAGACGTTCTTTAAATCTTATGTTAGCTGAATGGGCTAATAGAGGATTAAACCTTTGGACAATTCAAAAACAAGAAAAAACGTTAGCGGCAAATACAACAGCCTTAACAGGTACAAATTTATTTGGGTCTGGCGCAGATGATAGTCAACAAATTGTTGATATTACTGATGTTATTATCCGTGATTCAAGTAATAATGATTACTCTACATCAAGTATTAGTAGAGCTACTTATTGGAATTATACGGTTAAAACGACCAGCGGACGACCAAGTCAATACTATTTTGAACGTACGATAAACCCAACACTATATCTATATCCTGCTGCAGACTCAGCATACACTCTAATATATTATGCTCTTGTTCGGATGAAGGATTCGGGCGATTACACGAATAATAATGAGATTCCTTTTCGTTTTCTTCCATGTTTAACCGCTGGATTAGCTTATTACATAGCTATGAAAAAAACTCCAGATAGAATTCAACTTTTAAAACAAGTTTATGAAGATGAGTTTCAACGAGCTGCTGATACTGATGGAGAAAGAACAAGTGTATTTCTTACCCCTAAAAATTATTTACCTGGAGTATAAATGACTAGATACGCATCTGGTAAATTTGCACAACGAATATCTGATCGTTCGGGAATGGCTTTTCCTTATAACGAAATGGTGCAAGAGTGGAATGGTTCATGGGTTCATGTTAGTGAGTTTGAACCAAAGCATCCTCAGTTGGAACCTTTACCTATAGTAACAGATCCTCAATCTTTACAACATGCTAAACCACAAAAGATTAGCGCAATTGTTCCTTTGACAACTAATTTATATGGTAGAAATATATTTGGTGCAAAAAAACAAACTATATCTCAATTTAATCCCATACCCGCGCCAGGAGCTTATGAAACAGTTATTGTTAATACAATGCAACCTATAGAGGGCAGTGATCAAGAGAATAAAGATATAGAAATTAAATCATTTTTAGGTACAATAACGGTGAGTATAACATGACAACTTATTCAGAATTACAAACACAAATTAGAGATTACACAGAGACATCTAGTGATGTTTTAACGGATGCTATTCTTAATGATTTTATTGAACATGCAGAAAAACGTATATTTAGAGATGTTGATTTAGATGTATATCGATCTTATCAATTTGCTAGCCTTACTCAAGGAAATTCTTTTGTTACATTACCCGGTGCTAATACAGGTCAATTAGCCTTTATTCGTTCGGCTCAAATATACCCATCATCAGGAACACCTACACGTACCTACTTGGAGCAAAAAGATATTTCATACATGAATGAATATTGGCCAGATAGGACATCTCAAGCGCAACCAAAATACTATGCAATGTGGGATCAAGATACAATATATCTTGCGCCTACACCAAATTCGAATTATAACATTGAATTAGCTTTGAACAAACAAGAAACAGGTTTGTCTTCGTCTAATACGACCACTTGGGTGAGTACAAATGCTCCAAGAGTCTTATTATATGCTTGTCTTTCGAGGCATTTAAGTTCTTAAAAGGACCAGATAATCTGTTACAATTTTATGAACAAGGCTATCAACAAGCACTACAAGGCTTGCAACTTGAACAACAAGGTAGAAGAAGAGCGGATGATACAGATGGTGTTATTCG